GGCTTCCATTTCCTTGGCTTCCTTTTCCTTGGCTTCCTTTTCCTTGGCTTCCTTTTCCTTGGCTTCCTTTTCCTTGGCTTCCATTTCCTTGGCTTCCTTTTCCTTGGCTTCCATTTCCTTGGCTTCCATTTCCTTGGCTTCCATTTCCTTGGCTTCCTTTTCCTTTTTTCGTTCACGCTGAGCATCTTTCTCTTGTTTTTTTTTCGCCTGAGCAGTTCTGCGCTTCATTTGGTCTGGACTTAGACCACCAATATGAATAATATTTTTTTTACTACTATTATATTTTTTCATTGTTTTTCTTCTGATATTTACAAGTCGTTTGCCTTTTTTCTTTGAATTTTCATATCTACTTTTCTTTCTAAAAGCACCTTTTTTTCTTGAATGGTTCTTCCTAAGTTTTATTTTATTTACTCTATTTTTAGAAAGTTTCATAAGGATTAGTATATATACTAGTTTTAGAAAAAGTATTCGTGAACTTTTTATTTTGTTATGTTATATTAATATGTTGAGCAAACTAAAACAACTTAATTCAAATAATACCAGTAATGTAAATTCAATCAATTGTCCGAAAGCCACATCACCTGTTAATATTTCAATGGATAGCATCATGGGTCCATGTGTACTAAAATGCGACTATAATTACAACTACAATGTATATTCACCCAATGTAACTAATAAACAGAGTTACTTGTCCTTAAATTATTCCGGTAAATATAATCCAGTTACTTACAATGATGAAAAATACAATGTTCAAGAGATTCGTGTATACCAACCATCGTTACATCAATACAAAGGTACAAATGCAGATGGTGAAATACTTATCATACATAACGGACCGGGCAAGAATTTAATCGTATCGGTTCCATTTATGGTAGGTGGAAAAACAGACAAGGGGTCTTCTCAGTTAGCAAAGATGATAACAGAATCCGCATCGAGGATTCCATCGGTAGATGAATCTGTTACATTGTCTATGGGTGATTTCAATTTGTCTAATTTTATCCCACAGTCCAAAGGGTACTTTTCTTATACAGGAACATTGCCATATGAGCCATGTAATGGAAGCTACAATTATATCGTATATGCCGTTGATAACGCTTTGAATATCCCCAATGATGTATTAGAAAAATTAAAACAAATAACTGAGAATACAGAATGTAAAATAAACGAGAACAATGTATTTTATAATAAAAATGGAGCCAATTCAAAAAATAGCAGTGATGATATATTCATTGACTGTCAACCGGTCGATTCAGACGGCAATATATTAGTAGATATGAATATGGTGGAGGGGAAATCAAGTTCTTCTGATTCGGATAGTGGAATTGATTTCGAAAAGATAGCCCCCTATTTATACACGTTAATCGGGTTGGCTGTTGGGTATATCATAATTTACATAGCTCAATATCTATTCGATAATACATCGTCGACCACAACATCGTCGGTCACAACATCGACATCAAGTGGATCCAAGTAACTAAAATACCCAGCTATGTGTTTCGATTGTAAAACATTCATAATTATTATAAAACGATAATTATGAATAAAATATTACCTACTATATTTTATTATATCTAGATACATATTACATCTTACATCTTACATGATTGATGAGGTATCTGTAATAGACATTGCACTATAGATATTATCTGATGCAGGAATATAATGTAAATGACTAGGGCCAGCTGTTTCAACTAAAGGTGCCATTTGTTTCACTACTTCCTCCTCTAAAGTAATGGGGAATTGATTAAACGCACTTAAATGTCTATTTTGTGTTAATTGACTAGGTAAATATTTTTGAATACCAGCTGAACCTGTCATACCACTTGAACGCTGAATTAACTCGTATGCGGCATATAATGCAATGATGCCAACAATTGGACTAACATTCATAATCAAGTATACTGCAACAAGAAGTACACCAATATTTCCGTAAATATTATCAATAACAGGTGCTAATAATTGAGGGGTTTGTATATTAAACATAATATATATTACCATAACAATCAACAATAATTGATGGTGACGATTATTTGGCTTCATAAGTTTATTGAACAATTCCATATATCATATTATTATATTTTTTTATTTTGTCATATTCTAAATAGATTCGTATAAAATTGAATAAACACATCGCTATATCATTAAATATAATCATGTCATACTTAGGAAAAAAAGGATATACTATTTATAAAAAAGATTTGGCTAGCAAAGAACAGCAATTTATACGAAATGAATTAACCGTAAAACCGTATCTTCCTAAATCGCCAGCCCAACCGGAACCGTTTCCAATATATCGCGAGTCGCCCAACAAGTTCTATTTACCCAGATATTTTGGTCAAGACAATTTCGGCGAAATAGCTGATAATAAACTACCAAAGGGCGATGATATTGACATTAAATTTAATGGCGAAATGAGAGAATATCAAACGAACATCGTAAATAAATACATTAATTTTGTGAAAGACAGTGGTGGTGGGCTATTGGATGTTGATCCAGGTAAAGGTAAAACGGTAATGGCTCTATATATAATATCTCAATTAAAAAAAAAGGCACTCGTCATTGTTCATAAATCATTCCTATTAAACCAATGGATAGAGAGAATTGAACAATTTCTTCCTAATGCCCGAGTTGGTAAAATTCAAGGTCAAGTTATCGATATTGAAAATAAAGACATAGTCATTGGTATGCTTCAATCACTATCGCAAAAAGAGTATCCAGAATCCTTATTTGATTGTTTTGGAATATCCATCTACGATGAAACTCATCACCTTGGAGCAGAGACATTTAGTCGATCCATGCTGAAAATACAGACGAATTATACACTTGGGTTGTCTGGGACAATGCAAAGAAAAGATGGTCTGACAAAAGTATTCAAAATGTTTTTAGGCGATGTAATTCACAAGGAAAAAACAGATACATCGGAACATAAAGTTATTGTGAAAGCCATCAATTACAAAGTAAACGACGAGGAGTTTAACGAAATAAAATACGATTATCGTGGGAATCCATTATACAGTACAATGATTTCCAAATTATGCAATTATAATCGTCGTTCCGAATTCATGTTAAATATATTGGAAGAGGAATTAAAAATAAACCCAGAACAACAAATTATGATTTTGGCTCATAATAAATCGTTACTAACCTATTTGTATAAAGCCATTGAGCATAGAGCTATTGCTACAGTCGGATATTATGTAGGAGGTATGAAAGAAGAGCATCTGAAAATAAGCGAATCAAAAAAAGTAATCATTGCAACCTATGCCATGGCATCAGAAGGTCTGGATATAAAAACATTAACCACACTTATCATGGCTAGTCCTAAGACAGATGTATGTCAATCAGTTGGTAGAATATTAAGAACAAAACATACGAGCCCATTGGTGATAGATATCATAGATAGTCACGATATCTTTGAAAAACAATGGTTAAAACGACGACAATATTATATCAAACAAAAATATAATATCATATCCAGTAACAACACTGATTATTTTAATAATACATGGGAAACATTATACGATCCCAAAGACAATGAAAAAAGCATAAAGAAAATTAAAAAAAAGGATGAACCGTTGAAAGGAGTGTGTTTATTGAATATTTAAATATTTACAGAATTGATAATATGACTATTAGTTTGTACAATTATCCATTTTCGTGATGGGTGGTGGTGTTGCTAAAGCTGAAGTACTAGCAGATAAAGAAGGTGGTGCACCAGTTGAATAACTCGGTGTATATGGAACATTGGACATGTATTGAGCGTAACCACCTCTTTGTCTTTTTCCGCGTTTACCTTTTCTACTTCTTTTTACCTTTTTTGTTCTTTTTAATGACTTCTTTTTGTGACTTTTTCTCATTTTACGACTTTTTCTCTTCATGCCTCCGACAGTTGGGTTACTAGTTGAAGCATCCATATTAGCAGGATGGTCTGTTTGACCACCTGGGTAAGAATTAAAGGATGCTAAATGAGCACCATGAACACCAGATGTAGAAGCCAATGATTGGTCCTTGGAGAATCCATAACCCATACCTCCGCGATGTAATGTTCTTCTATGTTTCTTCATACTTTTTTTACCTCTTTTACCACTCTTCTTCATTTTCTTACCAGTCTTCTTCATACTCTTTCTCTTCTTCATCTTCTTACCACCAGTAGATACCATTTTATACATGCCTTTTTGTTGTAATGCTAAATCACTTGTGGTAGACCCACCGTAACCAGTAACTGCACCTACTTTGCTTGAAAAACCAGGATTAGAAAAATGAGCATTTTGTGGATTAACCAATGATGATTGTTCAACTAATGATGACATTTATATATATATATTCGAAATAAAAACAAATTCATTTTACAGTTCGTTGGTTTTCAACTAATATAAATTACGCACAACTTGATCTGTTCTGGTTATATTTCGATCGTTATACCCATTCCCCCTATTGTCTCTATTATTACTGCTACTAATAGAAATGGGAACATATTTGTTAAATTTGCTACTAAAGGAACAATTCATATTGACACATTTATTCAAATAGACATATTTATCTTCGTTTGTATTTTCAAATTCATCTTCATCATCACTTTCTTCTAGAGCGTCTAAATTTTGGTTCTCCTTGATTTTTCTAAATATTTTATTCATCATAACGCTTGTTTTATAATCTGGAATCATTGCAATGTCGTGTCGCTCTAATTCATCAAGTCTGTTTTTGACATAGAGGTGATAAATGTCGTTTTGTATATCAGGTTTTACAGAAAAAACTTTAGTTACCATATTTGTATCATAGTCTTTGTAGAGTATGCTATTATAACTATTATGCATTGTTTGATAAGATCTGGTTTGAATGGAATAAACTTTATAAGACATTTTCTTGGCAATATCAATTGCTGTATCTAAGTTTGTTTCGATTACAGGCAATCCTATAACAATCCCTTTGTTCGTCAAATAACATTGTTTTAACTCTTTTGACAATATATCACGAATAGTTACCAGTTTTTTCAACTCATTGTAGTGCTCAATATTTTTTCCCTTATAATAGTGAATCTTTTCAATTGAAAATACACCTTTATTATCGGATGTAAATAGAGTCCCATAAAAAATGGTACCCAACACTAATTTTTTTTCGAATATTTGTGGAATTATTTCCACCTTGTTAATATCTTTTGTTCCGTTCCGCCCCATTTCAATAAAAACACACACCTTTTTGTCTTGGAAATAAGTAAACCATACTAAATGTTTTCTTCCATATGGTATTAAAAAGTACAAGTCACTCGAAACTTTATTATGGGTAGTTTCATAAGAAAGTTTCAAACTAGGTAATCTAGCCAATAAATTGGTTTTATCAGCAGGTGATAATCGCATAATATTATAAATAGACAAATCTCTTTAATACTATTATGCTAACAATATTATGCTAACAATATTATGCTAACAATACATTAAAAGGTAGAGTAATTACTTGAACCAAAGTTGCTAGATGACATCAAATTATCCGATGTTAATATTCCACCAGAGTCAATATTCATTTTACCCATGGGACCTGGTTCAGACCCAGACCCTGAGACAGACCGTGTCCCAGAGCTATTTGTTTTAGAATTACTTAGTTCTTTCAAATAATTCTTCAGTTCATTTTTCATGTCTGTATTGTTGATCGCACTATTACCACTACCATTCCCAATATGTTGTTTATCGCTATCCACGCTGCTATTTTTTGCTAGAGAATTACTCTTTATTGTATTAAAAAGCAATTCGTACTGTTCTTGTGGTTTATTTACTAAATCTTTTACTTTGGGGATCGTTAAATTCGTTTTAAAAAAAGTAAACAAATAATGAACTAAAATAATTAATATTAATGAAATTACACTCATTTGAAAAATCCATGAAAGCATATTATATATTTATTTATAAAGTTTTAATACCGATAAAAACGTAATCATGTCTTCTTTCACGGAATGTGTTATTTCATTTTCCTTAGTTTCAAAATAAAAGGAAATATTATCTTCTACTACTAATGTTAATAAACTATTCGGAACTAATTTATATTTCTTTACTGAAATTTTTTTATATGTATAATGAATCGGAATATAATATACTTCATGTTTCGTGTGATGATCTTGTTGAATTCTAAATTTGTGTTCCTTACTAAAGTCATATAATGTTGTTTCTGGTGCCTCGTCGTATTTATATATTTTGTCGTTCATAATTTCGTATATTCCGTCTTTCGTTTCAAAAGACAATTTATTGTGTTCCTTTTGTAAATATTTAGTTAGATCGTCCAAAGGAATTATTTTAAAGGCATTGATTGGATAGATAAGCATATTTGTGAATATTATTATTATAAGAAACCATTTAAACCGATTATACAATTAATAAATAATCATGGTAAATATTATTATTGTCGAAAAAAACGGTGACCTAAAAAGCGCCAAATATACACCAGGAAAGGATGTGTTATATAAAAAGTGTAAATTTAAGAAGGAAGAAGGCTTTGAATTAAGAACTACATGGAAAGTAAAAAAGAACAAGGATGTATTTGAATATGTCTCAATGTATGCGCGTGATTCAGGAAAGGCAAATACAGAAAACAAATATGATTTTCCTCCACCAATAGATACAGTATTGTATTTCGGATGTTGTGCTTTAATTGCTCATAATGGAACAGATGAATGGATTGATTTATCAGAAGATGAATGGTCGCAAGTTTACGAAGAATTGTTTGGTGGGTTTGAAAATTTAGATGCTTCTGCGAAGGAGGATGAAATGGAGGAAGATGAACTAGAACATATAGCTGATGAATTAAAAACAAAGTCTGGATATCTAAAAGACGACTTTGTAGTAGACGATAGCGAAGGTCTTGGTAGCTCAAATGGAAGTGATGATGAAGCATCATGGGAAGATGCTACTTCTGAACTAGAATATGATGAATATAGCTATAGTGATGAGGATTAACATCAAAAAATAAAAAATAATAATTTACGATTAGTATATTATTATCTCCAATACAATGTCCAATACAATGTCCAATAGTATATCAGTAAAATTAATTTTAAAAAAATTGATTAAAGGTAAGTTCACATATATAATGTAAATATAGATACAATGCGTAAAATAGAGAATCCAGAAGAATTTCGAAAGAATATGACTATGAAGTTGAAACATATTATAGAAGACGAAAAGTCATGTGTCAATTTGGAAAAAGGAATATACAACTATTGTTTAGATCATGCTACCAAAATGAACATTGTTAAAAAATGGGACAATAATTATTTCGTAAAAATTTATTTGGATAGAATAAGAACAATATATATAAATTTAAAAAATAGTAATCTTAAAGATTTGGTCGAATCTAAAGAAATAAAACCACACGAGATTGCGTTCATGACTCACCAGGAAATGCAACCCGATAAATGGAATGATTTAATCAAAGAAAAGAAGATTCGCGATGAAAATAAATATGAACCTAAACTAGAAGCATCGACTGATAATTTTAAATGTTGGAAATGTAAATCAAAAAAATGTACTTATTATCAGTTACAAACCAGATCAGCAGATGAACCTATGACAACCTTTGTTAATTGTTTGGACTGTGGAAATAGATGGAAATGTTAAGAATATATTACTGGGTAGGTATAGGAAACCTATCAAAAAAAATGTAGAATAGGTATATATATATGAAAATGTTGGTTGATTATAAATACAATACTTATAGATTAATAGTTTTAACTTTTATAGTAACCGCCTTATATGATGTTGCGCTTAGAGAATTATCACTATACAATCTTATACCTAGTATTAAAGCTTTTTTTCCATTTATACAGTATTTGGAACCCTATTTTATGAAACATACAATGTTGGCAGCAGCATTGATTGCCGGATTTGTTGGCGCCACTACTCAAGTAATTCTTTTATATTTTATGAAATTTCCTACTCGCAGTAGTTCCGCAAAATATATAATTCAATTTATGGCATGGACATTTATAGCAAGCGCCTTATACGGATTTATAATGAAGTGGAGTAAACTATTCCCGTATTTAGAGGAATATTATTACAAACCATTAGGACTATTCAAAAGTTTGTATCACGACGGCACATCTGGTTTAATAGTTCAGTTTACTTTATTATTTTTCCTACAATATACAAATGACAACTAGTCTTGATGAAATAAAAGAACTTTTACTTGTACTAAATAAAAGTATGGAAAAAATGAATGAAAAATTAGATATAATTTGTAATAATAATAAACTAACTGAAGAAGTAGCTAGTGAATGTAAGAAAATGAGCTCACATATTGATTTTGTTGAAAGTGTTTACGACAATATGAAATACCCTATTAATTATATATGTGGAACCATAAATAGTATATCTAATAACAATACAATATGTAATGAGGATCTTGCATAAAAATCTAAAAACTAAAATAAAAATAACAATATACAATTTTTATTTTATTATTAACCCATCTATTTAGATAATGGTATTGTATTGAAATAATTCTACAAACATTTTTTTTGAGGGGTGGGGCCTTTTGTATCAGCTGGTATTTTCCAATCTTCACCATATTGGTTGATTAATTTTTCTTCATAATTAAATGGTAAATATAGTTTATTATCGTTCCACATATATTCTATTAAATTATTATCAGGGTTATAACAATTACTCCATACAATCTTTTCCCAAGCATCATAAAAATTTCCAGAATTGTCTAACTCCGCAAAATAAAAATCAATTGGTCCATGAGTTTTGCCAGCATCGATTCTAAAAAAAGTATTTTTATCATAACTAACACGCATATTGTTATCAATAAATAGTTGTTTGATTATATCGTGGTTATTTATATCTGTAATAATATCAATATCATCGTCATTATTTATACAACTGTTTTCTCTTACAATGCCTAATAATGTACCATAAGCTATAAACCAATTTTTAATATTATTATCATTTAATATTTTACTAGTTATTTCTAAAGAGTTATTTAATTTATCAGAACTGTGTTTTGCGCCTCCCATTATAATATAATATTATATATTATAATAATATTATGAATCAAGCGAAGATTCAATGTATAACTCATGATTATTGTAATAATTTGAATAAATACTTTTGGAATGATTATTACAATAATACCAATGACGAGATAAATAGGCCTAGTACATTTGCTTCATTTGTTCAGGAAAAATATATGACTAAATCTACAAATGTTTTAGATTTAGGTGCAGGAAACTGTAGAGATAGTATATTTTTTTCAAAAAATGATAATCAAATAAAAGCGATAGACTATAATGGAATTCTTAAAGAATAGTATAATAATTTAGAATTAATTAGAGAAGATGTTGAAATATTTTTATCTACTAAAACTAAATTGGACAATTATGAATTAGTGTATATGAGATGGTTTTTACACGCAATGCCTTACGATAAAGCGGAAAATATATTTAAATTATCATCAAATATATTAAAAACTGGCAATATCATTTGTATAGAACTACGATCATTGAATGACACAAAATTAAAAGATGAAAGTATTTACAATGAAGTAGATAAATCTTATACAACAACTCATAAACGATGGTTATATAATAAAGAAATGTTAGAACAACTATCATTAAAAAATAATTGTAATATTATATATTTAGAAGAAGGCTATTTTTCTCCAAATAAAAATACTGAAACACATAACCCATTACTGATTAGAATGATTTGTCAAAAATGTTAAGATGTATTTACACCTTTTAAATTTTAAAATGGGACAAATATGTGTTTGTTTTAAAAAAATAATATATATATATATTTTTATAATGACAACTTTAATAAAACACATAGAAAAATGTTTGAACTTAACTGATGAGTATAAGTCTAAAGTAACACCAGAAATTTTAAATATGGATGGAATGTCTGGTAAAAAAACAAGACATTTTTATAATAATATTTGTTCAATGAAAGATGCAAGGTATTTAGAAATTGGAACTTGGAAAGGTTCTTCAATATGTTCAGCAATGTGTAATAACAAAATGACTTGTTTGGCCATAGATAATTGGAGTGAATTTGGTGGTCCTAAAAATACATTTTTAGAAAATTTCAATAAGTTTAAAGGTGAAAATAATGCTACTTTTATTGAAAAAAATTGTTGGGATATAGATGTTTCCAATTTGGAAAAATTTAATATTTATATGTATGATGGTAATCATACTGAAAAAAGTCATTTTCAAGCATTAAATCATTATTTGCCTTGTTTAGACAATGAGTTTATTTATTTAGTAGATGATTGGAATTGGCACACAGTAAGACATGGAACAAATCAATCAATAAAAGAAAATAAATGTGAAATTTTATATCATAAAGTTATAAGAACTACTGATAATAATTCCCACGGGAACCCCTCAGGCAAGAATTCTGATTGGCATAATGGTATTTGTATTTTTGTATTAAAAAAATAAAATTATTTATAATTTTTAATTTTTCTTGTATTTCTTATTCTTATAGTTTTATTTTTTTTATTATAAGCATATTCAAAATAATTTTCATAATTTATTTTCTTTACCTTTTTTATAGATTTTTCAACTTGTTCCTTTACACCCTTGGACATTTAAAACGCCGTTTTTTTATTAACTAACTTTTGGTAATTAAAATATAAGAAATCTTTACTATATATATTATTAATAATATTAAGGCATTCATCATCAAAATATTTTGTTAAATCGTATATTTTTGGAGTTTCTACATCTTCTATTTTATCTATTTTAATATTTTTTGGTATATCTAAGTTTTCATCACAAACAAACAAATACTGAGGATAATAGTGTATAATCGTATAATCAAACGACATATTAAAATCATATGTTATTAATGTGTTTTTTACAAAGTATTTAAAATCATTTATGTTTTTATTTGGATTTTTGTATAAAAAGGCACTAATAATTCTATGATATGGGTTCCTACTATTTGCGAAATACTTATATTCTATATTATTTGTTATAAACTTATTTCTCTTAATATAAGGAATATGTGCTAAATCTAATCTTGATTTAATATCCCAATATTTATGAAGTATTTTGTTATTTTTATTATCAGCAATTTTTTGTCTAATATATTTTCCACTATTTTTTGGAATATGTATAAAAATATTATATTTATCATCATTGGATTTAAATATTAACATTATATTTTAACATTATATTTTAACATTATATTTTAACATTATATACTATTAAATTATATATTTTGTCCCATTTTAAAGTTTCAAGGGTGTAATTGTGTAAAACAACGAAGGATATAAACTATACAATGTAATCATATCGTATATAATAAAAATATAGAAATATTGTTATTATATTAGTACCAGAATGAACAGTTTTATTATTAACCCAGCTATTTAGCATATAGATGACATACTACTAGTATTAACAAACCTATTTCTACCTATTTCTACCTATAAGTGTTTATAGTCAGTCAACTTATAAAATTTCCAAGTCTTTAAGACGCCAATATTCAGAAGCACCATTTGGTATTGGTCTGCGAATGATAATCGGAATTTTCTTCTCTTCCAATTCTTTCAAAGCAATTAAATATCCATCAATAATTTGAGTATTAATTGTAACGAGTGGCTTAGCCCCATTGTTTATCTGTTTGGCCCGAATGCCCAATATTCTAGTCTTTTCATATTTTGTCAATATTGGAATAGTCTTGTGTAAATCATCTACTATAATATTATCCTTGTTTCGTTGTACCTTTGTCAGATTATATACTTCATTATAGTTATGAATTTCACATTCTGGATGTTGGTCCATTATGTAGTTATTTTTTTGTTCGCTGTCGAATTTTTGTAAATAATCATCATCTTCTTCTTCGTCTTCCATAGAGTCATAATCCGAGTCATTTTTTTCAAATTGTAATGGAATGTCAATATTAACCAAGGGAGAAACAGCTGTGTTAATACTATTTTTAAGGAGTGTTTTGGGCTTGTTTTTTTTAATAGATGGTTCTAATTCATTAACACTACCATCATCAAATTCTGTATCATCTATATCGGAATCGTCATCATCATCAGAATCATCGACGTCAGAATCATCATCAACTGGTGGTGGAGGTTTATAATCGTCATCACTGTCGTCTGCGTTTATATCATTATCACTTTCTCCTTCATTTTCGACATCATTCATCAACGTTGACTTAAATACATTCGTGGCATTGGATGCAATAGATGTAATAGATTGTTTTAATTTCATCAACGGATTTACGTCTTCAACATCGGAATCTTCACCCATTAGGCTATTCATATCTTCATTATCGGATTGTTCTAAATCACTCATTCTCTTATAATAATATATTATTTTTACTTTTAAATAGCATCAATTTTTAATTAAATTATAATATGACGAACAAAAGTAATTATATGAACAAAAAGTTAATAAATAAAAACGATATAATATTTTTTCTTTATTTATTAACTAATACATTTTCATTTATTTTAATTGTTTTTCTCAGTTTTCCAAACTATATCACATTTTCCACATAAATAAATATATAACTTATTAGTATCATCATAACGGATATAAATAACCTCTCTGTCTTCAGGTGTTTCGTCGTGATTCGTACTACATTCACTGTTTGGGCATTTGATTGTATTAATTCTAGGTAAAGTAGGATCTAATTTGGTATATTCATTAATAATGTGGTTATATTTTTGTTCACTTTTAATGAGTTGGGTCTTTGATACACAAATATTATTTTTTGTTAGAGTTGTGTCTTCGTTACCACAATTCCTACAATAATATATCAACTGGTCTTCTTCTTCCGATGACAATCGAATATAATACATGTTATGACATTTATTGCAAAAGTGCATGTTCTCTATTGAATAATATAGATATTATTATTTAACTCCTTTCAATTTTTTTAAATATCGCATCTTCATGGTTCCATCGAATTTGAACATTTAAATTATATATCGATGTATTAACAATAACTTGTACATCATCTTTTCGTTTATTTAATATCTCAACAATGGCATCATATTTTCGATTGAATTGAGCCATCATTTCGTCTTTAAATAGAACCGTAAATAATTCTAATCCTTTCGTCGTGTGGTCCCTGGTCATTATTTTATTAACACAAAACTCAATGTTTCTGAATAAAATAATTTGGTTATATGAATTAAAATCTCGATGTTTTTCAGTAAATCCAGGTTCATGTAATAGTGGTTTATCGTCCATTACACTCATGATTGTTAATAATATCGTCCTTATACTTTGACATCCTGTCCATTGTTCCCCCTTCCATGTATTCAAAATAGAAAGACATATTTTCCCATTGCGATATAAGTTTGGATGAAATCGCGTTGCTCCATCAGATGTATTGAATTCCACTTTTGGTGGTTTATGTGGATAATCAGGTGGAAATGTGAATGTGAAAAAATAATTTCCACCAATATAAACAGAATCGAACGGTCCGGAAATATACGCATATCCCTTTAAAATATTTGATTCATCATGCTTGTAATAGATACCTTCACTATCTAGTGGTGATTTTATCATTTCCCTTACATCTTTTAATAGCCGTTTTATAGTTTCTTTGGAAACAGTCACTGTTTCAGATTCATTAATTGTTGACATACTACATAATATACAGTATTTTGTTTTTATATCTTCTTCATAAGATAAAGTCTTGTTATTCATATACAAATGCAATTGTATTGGTTGTTCAAATATTTCAAATATTTGAAATGTTCGGAATGTTCGGAATGTTCGGAATGTTCGGAATGTTTTATTCGTTTTAGGTGAATGTTTTTGATTTTTATCCTCCGATTTTTTATTATCCAAGTTCATTTGGTAGATTTTTAATTTCAGATAGATGATTTATAAAAAAATTGACATAAAAATAATATGGTTGTATATATCATATTATACAATGTCAAAAATGAAACAATCGTTTGACTCTTATTTAAATTCATTTTACTCACAAAAGGGACAAGGACATACACATACCCGAATCGGTGACAATGATTTGAATGTAAAAGGAGGCGTATACACGATTACAAATTTGCCTGAATTCTATTCCAAATATATAAAACATGTATTCGAAGATGGTAAATTCGAATTCTTGACCGAAAAACAACATATAGATGCTGGTCCCCTGTTAATTGATTTCGATTTCCGATATGATGTATCGGTTGAAGAGAAGCAACATACTCTTGATCACATCAATGACATGGTTGATTTGTACTTTCAAGAAATTAAAACAATACTTAATATTCCAGATGGGACTTCAATACCTGTATTTATTTTCGAGAAGGATAATGTAAATATGCTTGATGAAATTACCAAGGACGGAATTCACATGATTATAGGTATTCATATGGATCGTAACTTACAGATTCTTCTTCGAAACAAAATGTTGAACGGTCTTAAAGAAATTTGGTCGGAGTTGCCTTTACAAAATAGTTGGGATGAAGTACTTGACGAGGGTATTACCAAAGGAACTGTCAATTGGCAATTATACGGATCCAGAAAGCCAGGCAATCAACAATATGTATTAAGACAATATTATGATTTGGAATTTCAAGATGATAATTGGTGTCTCAATATAAACGATGTTAAGAAGTTCGACCTAAAGCAACGATTTCCCGAACTGAGTGCTCAATATAGTCAACATCAATCATTTGAAATGTCAGAAGACATTCGTGAAGAATATGAGCAAATAAAACAGTCGAAAAAAAATAGTCGAAAAAGTAAACTCAAAATAGTCGATCGCAATAAACCACTCAGCATCGCGGATGTAACAAATAAAGATGAGTTGAACGAATTAGTAGAACAGTTTATCGAAAACATCGATTTAAAGGATTATCATATCAAAGAAACGCATTTATATACGATGTGTTTAAATGAAGAATATTACAATCCGTATGATAAATGGATTCGAGTTGGATGGGCTCTGAAAAATACAGATGACAGTTTATTTATCACATGGGTTGCATTTAGTGCTCAATCATCAAAGTTTGATTTTGATAGTATATCTGACTTTTATGATATGTGGTGTAGATTTGACCGTGCAAATGATGATGGTCTTACAAAGCGTTCCATAATTTACTGGGCCAAAATGAATAATTATAAAGAATACCAAAGCATTCGTGAAGAGACAATTGATTATTTCGTAGAAAAAACCATTGAGCACGATACTGATTTTGATTTTGCTCAAGTATTGTATCAAATGTTCAAGGATGATTTTACATGTATTTCCATTAAGCGCGATATTTGGTATATTTATATTCAACACAGATGGGAAGAAAATGAAGGTGGCACCAATTTGCGTATGGCTATTTCAAAGGACCTTCATAATATATACTTCAGTAAAATGATCGAGATTTCAACCTATATTGGAAGCGGTTCATTAGACGCCACAAGTGATAAGCGTGCTGCATTGGAAAACAAGTGTAAAAAGATTACCATGATTTGCAATAATTTAAAGCGACGAGGTGTGAAAGATAATATTATGCGTGAGGCAAAGGAAATCTTCTATGATAGTGAATTCATTGATAAGATTGATGCAAACCCAAGATTATTGTGTTTTAATAATGGTGTATTGGATTTTGAAGCAAAAGAATTTCGCAAAGGTAAACCCGATGATTATTTGTCAAAATCAACCAAAATTAGCTACATAAAATTAAATGTGGCCAAACATAAACAACAAATAGACGAAATCAACGATTTTATGAATAAATTGTTTCCTGACAGAGACCTTCGCACTTACATGTGGGAGCATTTGGCGTCAACATTAATTGGTGAAAATAACGACCAAACCTTTAATATTTATAATGGTAATGGAAGTAATGGCAAATCCAAGTTAGTTGAACTTATGTCTGCTTGTATGGGTGATTACAAGGTAACTGTTCCAATTACATTGATTGCTTCCAAGCGTAATGCAATTGGTGGTACATCTTCAGAAATTGTCCAGTTAAAGGGCTGTAGATATGCCGTGATGCAGGAACCAAGTAAAGGTGATAGATTGAATGAAGGCATCATGAAAGAGATTACTGGTGGTGATCCATTACAAGGTCGTGCATTATTCAAAGACAGTATTACATTTATTCCTCAGTTCAAACTGGTTGTTTGTACAAATACATTATTAGATGTCAATAGCAATGATGAAGGTACCTGGAGAAGATTGTGTGTATGTGAGTTCAAATCCAAGTTTTGTAAAAAGGAAGATTTTGATGATGAACGCGAACATCAATTTGAATTGGATAAGAAATTGGGTACTAAATTTGCTAGTTGGTCTACAGTATTCATTTCTATGTTAGTTGAAAAGGCATACGAAACAGACGGTCTCGTTAATATTTGTGATGCAGTAAAGGCAAGCAGTTCTAGTTACAGAAATACTCAAGATTACTACAGTGAGTTTGTTGCCGACAAGGTCAAGAAATGTCAAGGTGATAAAATCAAGGAGACTAGTCTATATGAGGTATTCAAGAATTGGTATCAATTACACCATGGTAAAAATGTTCCAAAAGGTCGCGATTTATTTGAGTACATGAATAGTCATTTTGGTAAAAAGGTAAGGGGGTCGTGGAATAATGTTTCCATCATATATGATGAATATGATCCAACATTAGACGACGATGATGATGATTAAAAATATGAAATAAAAACAAGTACATAAAAATATGAAATAAAAACAAGTACATAAAAATATGAAATAAACATTTTTATTTCATATTTTTATGTACTTGTTTTATTGTGATTCTAATTAATTAAACGCTTCATTAAAACGGCATTATAAACGGCTGCATATTTGATTTCAACATTATTGATTCGAATTGTGTGACTTTTATTTTTAAAGAATGTATTATTAAATATTATAATTTGATTTTTTATATTACTAATGTTTATTTTCTTATATAAATCAACTAGTTGTTCCGGTGTAAGCTCACCCTTATAGCCTTTCATTCCATGAATTCGCATATACCCGATTTTATCAAATACGTTTCCAAAATTTAGACCAGATGGCATATCGCCTAGCCAATTTGTGGTTCGAGGACTACGCTGAATATATGTTCCGCATATAATAATAGCCATATCTTCCATTCGTTGATATACATATTCGGTTAACCATGATTTATTTCTAAACTCAACAACCATATTAATATTTATTGGAAAATATTTTTTAATATCAATAATTCTCTTCATATTGACTTCACTATACATAAATGATGGAGGCAATTGAAATAGTACCGATAATATTTTATTTTGACATGGTTGTATTCTTTCCCAAAATGTGTTCCAATGTGATTCAACATCTTTTAATCGTTTTGTATGTGTTATATATTTTGATGCTTTAATGCTTATCTTTACATTTTCAGGATAATTACTCCACGAAGAAACAATGTTTGTACTCGGTAAATGATAAAATGTACTATTTATTTCAATACAATTTAATTCGTCTATTTCCATCCACGATTTCTTTCCAAGCATAAACCCAGCAGTTCCAACGTAATGATTCATCGTTTTGCTTCTTCTACTATATTCAATTCAATTTATACACAATTTGATATAAATTGAATAGTAATCAATTTTTATTTTTACGAATATTTGTTAATCAATCATATATCAGCAACAATATAGATAGATTTCAAATTGTTAATTGCCCAATGATATACACTCGCTATCAGATAAAATAAGAAATTCGCGACACGAGGATAAACAATTAACATAAAGACAATTAACCATTGTCGTTTTTCAGTATAACGCCTTGTAAAAATAATTCCAGAAGCGTATACAATGATAATTAACCAATAAATATGGGTCAATAGATTAGACCACCAACCTAAATATGTATTTCGTGCATCTTCATAATAAGTTTTTCTATCAGATAATTCAATTGTGTGAATCTCATTCTCAACATTTGTTTTCATTTTACTATTTTGATTGGACAGTACATCAAACAAATCTGTTGTATTTTGCATACTATTCATTTGTTGTTGTAAAAACAAGTGTTCGCGATTTAAAATATTCATAACAGATTGATGTTTTTCCGTCATATTTCTTTGTTTGTCCATGGCTGTTTTTTTATACCGTTCTTCTATAATTTTCGCATTGCGGTCTTCAAGTATTTTCTTATTACCATTCTGTTTTTCAGTATATGAATTCAAAAAATTAGTCGCTACTTCTGTAGTATTGTTAATCATTTTATTAAATTTGGGTATATCTATCATTTTTGATAATTGTGTAGCATCGATACAGTTCATTATATATTATTATATAACTAGATTTAAAAGTTACTATATTTTGCATCGGAATCATCAAAGCCATCTACATTGCTTGTATTCTTAAATATATTTATATTGAATGAGGGAGTATCAAATGCATTTTTTATTAATCTACTTCCGGTAAATTCCTCTTTTGTAGTTGTTGATGATGTTGTTACATGAGCGGATGGTGCTTTATTTCCTACACATAATTGTGTAGACGCATTCCACGATATACCACTCGTGTTGCCGGGAGGACAACATTCTTGTCCGATACATACAATTCCATTCTTTTTGTTGATTTTTGGTTGATCTTGGGCATTGTTTCCATTAGTAGTAATTGTAGATTTTTTAGGGTCAAATTTCCAATTATATTCGTCATATACAGTATTATCTCTCTTCATTATGTCTACTAACTGAAAAAATAAAATGATGATTAATATTGCAACTAATATACCAATGATAGACATTCCAAATGTTTGAGACATTAATCCTTTCTTCATCATTATTCCTAAAATTAAAATGGGAATACAGAAATAAACAACTGTCTTCATTATATTTGTTTGAGTCTCATATTTACTGCTATAATAATTGTTAATTTCAGCCATTCTCACCTTTTCATTTCTAGTATTTTTTAGATTGGATAAGTTCGAATTAACATTAGCAATTTCACCATTAAGGACATTCGCCATAGCCACATCATTTACTAAATTATCCCGGGTTTCGACCAAATCAGCTTGTGCGCTAGCATAATCTTGGCTAATATTGTTATACAAACTAATTTTTAATTTCTGTAATTCATCAATATTATTCAATATTTTTTGTTGTTGCGAAATATCAGGGTTTAATTGAACAGTTAATTTTTCTAATTCGGTATATAATTCAGATATTTGAACATCTACTTGTGAAATAGAGGTAACTGTTTGTATTTCATCTTGAACTCTATCTACGGAGTGTGCATTCATTATATATTATGAAGAGAGATAATATATAATGTATAGGATGTTGAATTTAACTAGCATATTATTTACATTATTTGTATGGTTTATATGGTTTATATGGGTTATATTAACGAATATATTTCATAGTTATATAAGCTACAGTTAATGCTAAAATACTCCATATGATAAATTTGCTATTTCTACTATTCATTTGCAAAGTTGAATCTTCGTACAACGCAGAACTATGCTTAGATAATTTGTGAACATCACGTATTTCCTTATAAGTTTTTTCATATTTGTTTAGGTTTGATTGTAATAGATTGTATTCATTCATTAATCGTTCATTCATAGTAGCATCTTCCTTTGATATTTTATCAATTTTTGTACGCATTGTAGACAATATATTTTGCAATTTCAAATATTGACTTTTAACCAATTCCATATCACGATTTGAAATAATACCTAAACTACATTGTGTGTCAATTGACATCATTTCACCCGTATTCATATATCCATCGGATTGTTCTTGATTAGCAAAATTAATAACTTTACTACAACTGTTACTATTTTTCACTGATTTACTTCTAACATACAACTGAATGGTTGGATTCATTTGACGATTACCATTCGGCCACATTTTATTATTTTTAATATAATATGTACCATCATTTGTCATAACAAAACCAGCAGAACTAGGTGTATTTATACATTTAACTTTTACTTGTTCTAAGGATAATCCAGTTCCAGATACAATATCATTTCCGGCTGAATCAAAGTTTCCAGCAAATTCAAATGAGTCGCCATCATTTGTTAAAAGATCATCTGGGTACATTTTTGTTTTCAAATCGTCCGTTACATAATAAGTTTTCCCCATATTGTTTATATTTGCACCACTCATGGTATAAGTAGCATATGTATCATACGGGTCTACCAATTGAGGAATAAAATTAAAGAAGGTGACCTTTTTAGGTTCTTCAAATCGCTCAGGTACATGTCTACCCAACCGATGATTGGACGAATTTGTAGGACAATTTGAAGACCCATTCTCATATGTGTCAGAACTTCCATCACCCAAATAGCAATATGCCCTATCTGAATCATTTGGTCCCATTTGAAATGTATTAACACCTTTATCTTCTGCGCGTTGTCTACATGATTCAAATGTCGTTTCGCCCAAATCTGTCTGTATTTGCCCTGAAGTTTTGTTACATCCCTTGTATACTGGTTCTGTTGTTTTTGCAGGCCTTGTTATATATATATTTTCATCAGCACTGGAACAATACTGATTTGATATCATTGGATCACCTTTGATTATTGGACCAAGATTTGTCTCTAATATTTCATTATATGGTGCAGATGATAAGGATTGAACTTGACCAGAATTTACAGTAACTGTTTGTGCCTGTGTGTAATTATCAGGGCATTTATTATTCCCTTGTATTTCATTTCCCATAGCAAGGTCGGGTAGCTCTTTATAAACACCACGACTTGTAACATAACCAATTGAACCTGTCTTTTCATCTCTTACCCAATTATTATGCGCACGATTTGTAGAGTTATTGGTGGCATGAACATATAGCTTTGAATTTTCCATCAAGTTTTTAATAGAGTTATTGTATTCTTGTAATTCTCTATTATACGCGTCTTGTATTGCTTTCAGTTCTTCTAGTTCATTTGTATTTTTTTCAATTACTGGTCCACCACAATTAGAACCAGCAATGCCAACTGTGTTTGCTTCACACATAACCATTTGTCCCGGATCTAAACCACTTGGTATATCAAATGTATTGGGAGTTTTTTTTTGCTCTGATCTAGAATAATTTTTATATCCCTCTTTTATTTGTAAACCAGAACCCACTCTTTTTTTCTTTTGTAAATTACCTTCATGTTCCTTTCTTTGTTGTATATAAAAATTGCCGTCCTTTATAGGTCCAACCATTACTATTAATATATTCATAGAATAAAAATACATAAATAGTGTGTATTTAAGGAATCATACTAAACAAGTATGATATGGAATCCGTTATTTTTTTGCTATACTCAGATATTTGAGAATAATAGTAATATAAAAAAATTGTTATCCATATACTCACGAATAGATAGGTTGATGTAGAAATGCTGTAATCTTCCGATGAATATAAATGAATAGACATGTAAATAGTTACAATGGCTAAAATAAACCATAACATATAATGATAAAAAGCGGATGTCTTTTTCAGATTACTTTCTTCGTCGTAAGCAATATATTCATTGTTATGTGTCGCATTCAATACTTTATCTAATTCAATTCTATCAGCCTTTAATTTTTCAATCACTTCATCTAAATGTAATTCTTGATTATTAATATTTACTTTAAACAACGATTTGCTTTTAATAATACCTCGTGTATTATTTATTTGTTTTTGAATTAATAATTGTATATCATCTTGAATATTTTTCATCTTGGTAAGTAATTTAAATCCTCCATCGCCACCCAATGCAGTAGATTTATTGGGTGGGATAGAGGTAATTACATTTGTTTGATTTACATTCTCTCCTGGTTTACTACTAATACCACCATAACATGATTTTGCCCAACCATTGTCAACTTGTTCTGGATAATATACAACACTTTTAAAGGCTTGTTTGTTCTGTACTGCTTGTAATTTACATTCTTCTAATGTATCAGATTGGCCCAAATATTTCCACATATCATTTTCCGATTTAGGTTGTGTTATTAATCCACTAGAATAGTTTGTATTTTGTAAATCGTTCCAACCACCCTGATTTACTGATTGTTTTGATAATAAAGACGCATATTCTTCTTGTATATTATTATATTCATCTATTTTCATTTTTAATTCTTTATTACTAATATTGTTTGTAATTAATGAATCATATTTTATTGGATTTTTATTAATGATATCGTCAATATAAGTCATGTATATATAATTTATTAGATATTATTTATACATAATAATTATTCTAAACAGATAGAATATAACTGTGAAAAATATACATTAATGTTAAAAAAATCAATATGTATAAAGTAGTCATCGTGCTATGTTCTTTATTGGTATAGCATATGTAAAGTAACCATAGAATAACGAACATTAATATAGTCCAAATCCAATAATCATAAAAATTTTCGGTCATTCTTAACTTCGCGTCTTCTTCTTCTCCTACAATTTGAACTAAATTCTTCTTAATTTTACGAATAGATTGTCGCCCATTGTCTATTTTGTTTACATAATATGTAATTTCATTACTACTACTATTATCATTACTATTCATATTTTCAATTATAGTAAGTGTCGACTCATTGTACGGATGAATCATATTTTGCTATAAATTACTCATAGAAAATGTTTTAACCTCGAAACATAAATCCGTATATCCATTTCATTATAATAAATAAAGATATCGGTACGGCTAATTGTATCCATGACATATGTAAACCTGTTAATAATCGAATACCATATACGATACCAATAAATAGTAACAAAATGATTAATATTTGTTTTTTATACCAATCTAATTCAGTATCAAATAAACCTTCTGATGTTATTGTTTGGCTACTTAATTCATTGACTCTAGACTTCATGTCTTTATTCTCTTGTTTCAACGAAGCTATATCAGCATTCAATTGAACCATTTTTGAGTCATTCATGTCAATTGCAACTTGTAATTGATTTTGCAATACATGTGCGTCACTATTTATATTTGTAATAACACCATTGATACGTGTGATTTCGGATTTATCCTTGTTATCTTTTGGATCTCTTAAATAATTTATATACTTGGGTATAAAATTTTCCATGATATAAAAAAAACGGTCGTTTAATTCTTCTATTTTTTCTTTTGATGTTTTTAATAAATCCATGTATATTTATTATTGAGAACATAATCTATAATAATCAGCAGTAATTGCTGTTTTGCTTGGTCGCACTATTTTACATATATCTCCTGGACGCATACCAATCGCCATAGCAACTGGATCAAATCTAGATATTTCAGGTATTTCTAAATCATTTTTAATGTTGTATTTCTGTTTCATTTCAGAAATTTGAGTTTCATTCATAATCTCATGCTTGGGCACATAACTATGTTCTAATATATTAAATTGTAATCTTTCTAAATTATACACGATGATGAATATACCGTCTTGTTCCCAAATTTGTCTTAATATATTTAATAGTGGTTCGTGTGGTTCTTGTTTGATAACAATTATTAGAGTATCACCTTTTGATAGCACTTGCTCCAAATTAAATAAATCGTCAATATAGTCATTTATATTTTGTCTGGGTAATGTTTTTGCTAAATGATATTTTACATATACCTTCTTTTTATTCTCAATGTTATCATCACTTGACATTAGCATATCTAATTGTTTATTATTATACATAACATGTACTTCATTTATGCTGAATTCCTCATAATCTTTTATATTGAATTTTTGCGCTTGTAATAATTTCAACATCGTCTGTCTAGATTTGAAAATCGTTGTTATCGTTCCACTAGATTGTGCCATCGTTACTGTATAATATAATACAAAATTATATTTTTATCTAGTTTCAATTTTTATTAATATTCAAAAATTAATAAAAATTAATAAAAATAATATTTGCTACGAGTTATCATCATTGTTATATTAATTAAAACTTATTGATTTTTTTTCGCCAGAGCTAGATGATTCAGATGATTCAGATGATTCATTCTCTGAATCTCCCTTTGGATTTTCTTTTTTTTCGTTAATAATAAGTTCGATCCCATCATCACGCGGTTCAGGTTCAGGTTCAGTATCAATGCTAATAATATTGCTATCTAATGATGAATCTGAATTTAAGTCGGGTGGTGGCGGGGGAGGTATGATGCCGTCTGAACTTGATGATGTACTATTTGGATTGTATACAGGAGAATTTGGATTGTATACAGGAGAATTTGGTGCATATACTGGGATACCTACAATTGTATTCACAGGAATTGCTCCTGTCAGTAAAGTAGGTGGTGTATTTCCGGAAGGAACATATGGTGGTGAACCCTGAACATATTGTGGTGAACCTGGCGGATAAGGAGGTGTAGTTCCTGGAGCGTATTGTGGTGAACCTGGTGGATAAGGAGGTGTAGTTCCTGGAGCGTATTGTGGTGAACCTGGTGGATAAGGAGGTGTAGTTCCTGGAGCGTATTGTGGTGAACCTGGTGGATAAGGAGGTGTAGTTCCGTAAACAGAATCAGGTGAAATTTGGGGGGTTGGTTTTCCTTTATTTTCTCTCTTAATAATGTCTAAACTAATGCTCCAATTGTTTGGAACTTGATTGCTGATGAGTTCTTCAACCATTACATTTGGTAGTATTGCTACACCATCGTTATATTCCAATGTAGATGAATTCCATCCACTAGGAAAACGATTGGGTAAATCACCATCATGTTCTCCAACAAACCATACTTCGGTAGCTTCGCCGTTCTTATCGCGAATAAGCGATTTGTAAGCTTCTCCTCTTTCTTCGTCATAACTATAATATGACCATCCATATTCCTCTGGTTGTAAGTTAGTATTTTGATTCTCTCTTGGATACTCAATTGGTTCATTTGATGATGAAGTTGTATTGACATCTATATCCGAATTATCTTTATACAGTGTATTAATATCGCGTCTTGATCTATCACTAATTTCCGCATTAAGAGTAGCATTAATATGGTCATTTTGAGCCCAATTCGGTTTTGAAAGTTCTTCCTTTTTCAATTTAATAATATTATTTGAATACCCCATATTGGTTACTTGGTCAATATTGTCCTCCGTAATTAATCGCATTTGTATATTCATTGTTTGTAATTCCTGAATAAGCAATTTGAATGCGTATGGTATTTTCAAAATACTAAAATTTCGTCCATATTTTGTAACATTTTCAATATTCAGTGTATGGTCCAATGTCTCCTGAAATTTAATAGGTCCATCCGCCATTGGACTTAAAAAAAGGTTCTGGGTATTGTTATAAATAGCAATTGTACCTGTATTATTACAAACCGCCATATAATATTCATCTCCTCTAGTCAACATAGACTCTTGTAGAAATCCAGCAGCACCGTGAGCAATTATACCATCGCGCTCCATTTCTCCTATTCTTAATCCACCATCATTCGCCCTTCCACCAACAGTTTGGTGAGTCAATTGTTCAATTGGTCCTCTTGCCCGATGATTTATCTTATCCTTTACCATGTGTTTTAATCTCATGTAATAAGTAGGTCCTATAAATACATTGGCTTGTAATTGTTCACCAGTCATTCCATTATATAACATTTGATTACCAGTAGAGTTATAACCATTTTGATTGAGAATTTTACCGAATAATTCGTGCTTGGAACCTTTGTTGACAAATGCAGTACAATCACCATATCCGCCTGCATTTACACATGCCTTACCCATTAATGTTTCTACCAATTGCCCAATTGTCATTCTTGATGGAAGAGCATGTGGATTAATAATAATATCAGGTCTGACACCATCTTCTGTAAATGGCATATCTTTTTCTGGTATTACCAGACCTACCGTTCCTTTTTGTCCACAACGACTACAAAACTTATCACCTATCGCAGGAATACGCTCTTCGCGAATTCGAACTTTCGCCAATCTAAACCCTTCTTCATCTTCTGTCATGAATGTTTTGTCAACAAATCCAAGCTGCCCTTTCTTAGGATAGACAGATGCATCAATTCCCATATCGGGTTCTTCCAAATTCGTTTGAATTTTACCAATGACTACTTTTTTATCATCCATTTCCGTATTTTCTTTCACCAGACCATATTTGTCCAAAACACTATAATCATACCCATGTTTTAAACCTTTCATATTAGCATCCTCAATATTTTGAAAGTGAGAGTCAATCGTATTTTCTCCAATCTTGGAGCTTTCTTCTCTAGATTCGTACATGTTGTAATAAGTAGTTCTGAACATACCACGCTTAACCGAACCCTCATTGAATAAAATAGAATCTTCCACATTATATCCTCCGTACACCATAATAGCGACAATGACATTTTCACCATAAGGATGTTCCTCGTTGTTAATATATTGTAAATATCTACTTTTGATGAGAGGAGTTTGACCAGCATTCAATACCACGCCCATTTTATCGATTCTAGTGAAAAAATTAGAACTATATAATGAAACAGCTTGTTTTGATTGACCACATGAAAACAAATCTCTAGGTAATTGATTGTTTTCTGGAAAAACGATTTGATTACCCATAACACCCAATAAAAGGGATGGGTGTATCTCAACATGTGTATATGGAATGTTCTCTTGTAGTTCGTAATCAGAAGAGATTAATGCGGTCTCTTCTTCGGTTGTGTCAATATAATCAATAATTGCCTCTGTATTCTCTACTTTATCAAAATCATCTGTATCATACAGTTCATTCAATTTGTAATATTTACATGTATTTACATCATAATCATCATCTTTTTTCTTAGAAAAGCCACTAATGAGATTATTCCATGAGAAATTATTACCATTTATTTTTTCCATGATTTCTTTTTTTTGAAAACTGGGTTTTTTATTGTTCACATAAAAAATAGGTCTACATAGTCTTCCAGAATCGGTAAACACAATGAGTTCATTTTTCTTAATATTCCAGCTCACACTGTTATAGATAGGAATTAAACCATTGCGTTTGTATTTTTTAATTAATCTCAATATTTCCTGTGGATTTGTAATTACACCTATCCATGAACCATTTACATTTACCTTGGTACTACTAAAGAGAAATGATGTATTGCATTCTTCCAATAATTTCATTTTGCATATATTTCGTAAGAATTGCATCATAGGATAACCAGAACATCCACTGGTTATATGTGTTGAAATGGCCATATGTTTATGAAACCCAATATTTCCACCATCTGGTGTATCGACTGGGTCAATTAATCCCCATTGTGAACCATGTAACAATCTAGGTTTCACTACTTTTGCACTTGAATCCATAGGTAGATTGATCTTTCTTAAATGAGAGATGAAACTATTGTACGACAATCTATTTAAATCTTGAACCACACCAGGTCGTTTCGTGTGCTCTTCAGCACCCCAATTACCCTTAAATCCCTTTTTAAATCCAGATTCTACAACACGGTCTTTAAACAGTTCTTCGTAGTTATTAGATATCAATTCTTTGAAACTATCACCTTGATATATAGTCTTAGACTTGTTCTTATTGTATTCTGTATCCAGTTTTAGCTTAATATTATCATGTTGATGTTTAAAATATTCTTTGAATAAATTGTACATTAACATTCCTGGAACTTCAACACGCTTGAATTTAAAACTGTCTCTATCTGTAGGAGCTTCTAGCTTTGTAAACACAAGTAATAAATTGTATACAATATTTCCTAGTGAGTATGCTTTTTGTTGGAAATTTAACTCCCCAACATTAGGCATGAAATAATTAGACAAAATATCCAATACATGCGTTACTGTATGTCCTTTTGTGAATGTTTTAATATATTCGAGAGCAGTTTCTTGTGTGAAAATCTTACCAGCATCGTGTATAGAGGGGATAAATAAATCAACCATTGAACTGTTTTGCTCTAAATCCAGAAGACAATATTCAATGATTTCTTTATCTGATACTACCCCTAATGCTCGAAACAAAATGAATAGAGGAATTGGTTTTCTAACATTGGGAATGTTAACCACAATTTGATTGTTTGAATAGACATTCGTTGGAGCGACGATTCTAACAGACAATGTTCTTTCTGGTTTTGATGAATCTTCTGAAACAGTTCTTATATCTGCACCATGACTATAAATGTCGTTATAGTTGTCGCGAATATAAAGCATGTTATCGGCGAATTTCTCCTGACTAATGATAACCTTCTCTTTTCCATCAATGATAAAATAACCACCATAATCGTTTCTACATTCACCCATGTTATATCGCACTTCTCGATTAAGACCATTTAAAATACAAAGGTCTGATTGAAGCATAATTGGAAATCGTCCTAAAAAGAGTTTGCTATAGGATTCGGTTGATTTTTTTATAGTTCCATCATTCTCATCTAAAATATAGAAATCCACCTCTAAATCGTAATGGATAGTAATACCATACGTCATATTTCTCAATCGTGCTTCATTTGGGTACATATAATGTTCCCGATTGTCATCATAAATTACTGGCTTTCCATAGTAAATTTGAGAACCATCACGACCACCTAAATACAATTCACATCTATATTTAAATTCCTTTGTTTTCTCATCTTGTTCTTTCTGAAGAATTACTGGATTTCTCTCTTTAAATATGCGTTTGACTCCTGTTCTAAAGAAATCATTATATGAAGTAATATGATGTTTCACCAATACTTGTGGATTATCATAAAAAAATTTTTCTATTATGTTCCATGTCGTATTATTGTACTTAATACTCATTATACTATATCTTAAGTATATTTTTTTATATGTAATCACTAACATATTTATTAAAATAGGCTAGTGGTTTTTATATATTCGACAAGTTATGTCGCTATAAATAAATTAATTAATTTTAATTCAACATGTATTCTATATCACCATGTTTCACTGTCTTTGAATTTTGCATAATCATGTAAAATCCTAGAATAATAAAATAAAATAGTAATGGGAAAAATACTAAAAACCATGAAATACTTGCATAACCATTCTTACACAATGAATCCAATACGATTGTCATGAATAAAATATATAAACCTTTCATCAAATATACCATTAATAAGCTTTCTGTTGGGCATTCATAATTACCAACGCACAATGTATTGGTACCATGATTAGACAAATTCATACCAATCAACATGAGTAAAGAAAATACACTAATAAAAAAATAAATTACAGCAGGTGAACACATTTTTCGAATGTCGTTTAATCCTAACATTATGATATAGAAAGAGAAATTATATTTTTGCTACTGTTTCGTTGGCCTTAACAAAACTACCACGGACATCTACCGGTGTATTCAATACTGATTGATTGTTATTACTATTTGCATATTGGCCTTGTGTTGAATATGGATAATCACTATTAGGTTGTGTTTCACCAACATAGCCATAATAAACACCTTTTGCACTTGACTCCAATCCTCTTCCTAAATTTACAATACTTTGAAATCCAAGACCACCTTTTTGTTTTCCTTTTCTAGAAAGTTTTCTTTTTTTATTCTTTCTTTTTTTGCCACCAGACATAGAGGCAGATGACGAATTGATTAATTGGTCATCGGATGTTGATATAGCAGGTTCAATACCACCTACAACGATTCCATTTGGGCTCAAAGAAAAATGATTTGACATGGTTGCTCCATTGGTATTCATACCTTGGGATGCTTGTACACCTGGCCAAGTACCAACATCACCCCCATTCCATGAATATCCAACAGGACCATTTACAGACCCTCCTCTCATTCTAGACTTGCGACTCGACTTACGACTCGACTTACGAGACATTTTTCGTCCTTTATTTTTTTTTATAGTTCGTCTTTTTGTATTTTTACGCATGTGTTTTTTCCCTGAAGATTTGCGTTTCTTCATTGTTTTTTTTTTGTATTGGACTTTCATTGATTTTCCCATAATATAATATATAGATAGATTATTCTATATCGACATGAGTCAACAAATGACGCCTACAACACATTTTATTTAATCCCAATTTGTCTAAAACTTCACCCTCTGGAGTTTTGTCGACATAATCTTCGGTTAAATATACTACCTTGTCAATTTCCATCCCCCTAGCCATTTTCATTCGTCTAACTTCTTTCTGATAGTATTCATATTTATTAGCTATCACCTTTCCGCATGTAAAACACTTAACTGGAATAATCATATTGAATTATATATATATTATATAAATTTATATATAAATCAATTTTTTACGAAATAATTATTTATCCGTTGGACATTCTTTACCATAACAAACATTTTTAAAATAATAATAATCGACATCATGTGTCTTGCCGATCTCGTCTCTTCTAAAAGTTGGTCCATGTTCATCGCCAGAATGACACTTCTCTTCTCCTTGCATTTTTGCATAAACACAACAGGAAGTAGCCAAACAGTTTTTCTTTGTTAATTCGCCACAACTGTCTTGTAACCTACTTCGTTCGCCATTGTGACTTTCACAAAATCCCTGTGACATTGCCGCATCACCATCTGATTTTTTCATAACATCAAATCCTTCGACAGTAATTGTTTTTTGGTCTTCTTCTATCATTTGTTTTGTTGGGATGAAATCAAACTTAATCATAGCCATAAATGCCATTAACCCAACAAGAATGATGGTTATTGAAATCATTTTTGGAAACATATTATTAAGTGAACTAGAACCGCTATTAGAAATACCTAAATTCATTATATAGTATTTTTACATTATAATTTCACTGTAATTTGATTATCCGTCGCTGTATACTATGTTATATTTCTTGAATACATATTCCTTTTCCCGATTTTACCTTCTTATGTTGTTTACCTGATTTGTGGATTTCATGATGACATTGTTCACATAATGTTAATAAATTTGCCGGGTGGTTTTTATGAAAATGAGATATCATGTTGTTTTTGTCCGCATTTTCCTGGTGTTGTAAATGATGAACTTCATCGCCTTTTTTTACTCTACATAATTCACATATATCCATTATTTTTTTACTATTAAAATGTGATGCTTTCTTGGAAAGAATACCCGAATCGTTATTGTATTTTCGTCGTATAGCATAAGCATGTTCTAAAAAATCGTCGGGTAAATGTAGTGATTTACAAACTTCTAATCCGTACATGCTTTCACCAGGTCCATCACGAAGTTTTCTATCATAAATAAGTAAATCTTCTTCTCGGTTATAAGAAACAGTTAAATGGTTTATCAGTAATTTATCCATTGCTTTTATTTCATCATAATGGACAATTTCATGTAAATGGGTGGCAAAAATTGCACTTGTTTTTTTCGTATATAACGATTCTAGACCAGATACAAATATACTCACGGCTGAATCATGCTCAGTACCGGAACATAATTCGTCACCCAATATTAAACTATTTTCATTTGCCATTTTTAATATAATACGCAATTCCGACATTTCTACAGCAAATGTTGAAAGACCTTTAAATAAATTATCATTTCCTAGAATTCTCGTAAAAATTCCAGTATAAGGAACAAATTCAAACTGATCACATGGAACAAACAATCCGGATTGAGCCATAATAATACTTACACCGACTGCTCGTATAATACTAGTTTTTCCTACAGCATTTGTGCCATAAAGTAACATTAAATCGTTGTCTAAACCGATGCTTATATCATTTGATACATATAGTTCTTCTGTATTTAATTGTTCTATTAATGGATGTCTCATTTCTTTTGCAATAATATAAGATTTATTACCTTGCTTGATAGAAGGTTTACAGTAATTATACTTTTCGGCGATATAACACATATTTTGTAATAAGTCAATTTTTGATGTAAAAAGAACCAAATTAGAAAATTCGTTCGTATATTCCTCTAACCCTTGTATAAATTTATTATACACAAGTGTAATTAAATCTTTCATTTTCTGCTTCGACTTTGTGATATTATTACATAGATTCGTAATAAATTCATTTGTTATGTTTACATTGGCACCTGTTGCAACAGATGTATGTACATCAGGTATAAAATCGAATATATCTATATTACCATCTCTGTTAATATATTGTAATTGGGTCTGATATTTACCCTTTTGGATTTGTTGTTTTAATATTGTGCCACGACGACTAGTACATTGAACCATAATACCATATTTATCAGTTTCATGAATTTTGACAAAATCATTCTTTTTCGTTTTCTCTCCTTTCGCAATCATAGAGTCCAAATATTCTCGAATACATTCTAATTTACATTTGCTATTTTCATATAAATTAACAACATCGTCAAGTTCTTTACTCACACCAGGTTGAATGAAATTACTCTCTATGTCAAGTGTATTTATTTCTTTACATTCGTCGATTACAAATGTTTTATCGAATATCTCTCTGAATTGATTGCATATTGATGATATGTTCATTTCTATTTCTTCATGGAAATAAGTGTTCAAACTATCATCATCACTGACAGAAACAAACAAATTTTGAATCGTAGAGAGATTTTCATAAAAAGAAAACAAATGAAAGGGTGTTATTTTTTTTAAATATATCTGGCGGTTTAATTTCTCAATATCCTTGATATTTTTTAATTGTGTGCGCCATTGTTTCCAATGTTCGGATTCCAATAGATATTCTGTTATGTCGTAATTTCTCTCTAGTTTTTCTACATTTGTGGTTGGGTTTAATATGGAATGTTTAAAACTGCGCATACCAATGGATGTAATACAATTATTCAAAAACCCACTAATGGATGATAGTTTTCCTTTATAATTATGGTCATCAATTATATTTAATTGTTGTAAACTATGGTTTGCTAATAAAAGTCTTTCAGTATTGTTTTCAATGATAGGTTCTTGTATTTTATGTACTAGACTTGGATTATGTTCAAATACAAAATGCAATAAATAGATATAACTTTGAATCCCGTATACAAACTCCAAACTACTTTTATAGAGAGATTCACTTACATTATTTGAAAAATACTTATTCAACAGTTCGGTTTGATATACTTGTTTTTCTGCGTTTTTTACCCGAATATCTACATTTGTTAGTTTATGAATTTTTTTACTTTCGATTTTTGTATAATTAATAATATCATTAATTTTATTGTCTGGCATATTTGAAATAATAATTGTTTCGCTCGGATTATATGTGCTAATAAATCGTTCAACCTCGTCATATGTAGTTGGGTTATGAATATTCTCAACTGTAATCTCGTAGAATGTACTCTTTCCTGTAAAATTATCAATATTTGACATTCCTATTATTATATTTCCATTCTTGTTCAATATGCTTCGTTCATTATGATTTATCCACAAGCATGACAAATTGTTGGAAATTTCGTCATTATTAACTGAAAAAAAGGTTCCTGGAGAGAAAATACCCAACAGACTTCGCGTTGTATTTGAGGATGGAGCATCTTGACTATAAACAACCGCGGTATATCCGTTCTTTTGAATTTTATCCACATATTTATCCAATATATAATCTCTAAACCCCAACATGAGCGTATCTTCTGTCTTTTTAGCAGACGCTAATTCAGTAAATCGTTTAAATTCGATAACTTGCGATTCGGTAATTTCCTTGGTTATTTTATCAACCTTTGTATACACCTCGTAAAACGCACCTACTTGGAACAACAATAATGTTTTTTCCCCATATTTCTCTCTGTATTCCTTTTTTAATTTAAAATATATATTCATCATAGCCATTATCAATTAGTAAATATAAACAATAGTGTTTATATGTATTAGTTTATTTAATTATTCATTCATATTTATTCATATTTATTCGTGTATACGATTCATATTGTTTATGATGATGAACATGCTGCGTATTAAATTGATTTTCTCTCTTGTATTAATTCTTTGAATGTTGCATTGACAGACGGAATCAAGTTTAGTTGTCCTCCACCAAATAAGAATAAAAAGTACATTACATGATACACCAAAATAGAGACTAAAAATGTAATTAATAATGTGGTGCCTAGTTTATGAAATATGTTGAGTTTCTTTTCATTGTATATTCTTGCCCAGAAACCGTAGTACTCGTTCTTTTCGTCTTCTAATAATAAGCGAAATTCAATTGCCATTGCACATATTACCGCCCCGACGAGTGCATTCAATACAAACGCCTTTAAATAGGATGTTGCCTTTAAATTTTTAACGAGAGGAAAAATGGACATTATTTAATATAACTAAATATTTTAAATGCGCTATCTATATATTTGAATTGTATAATTGTATCCCAATAAATCCGGATATTCATATATATAATATAGATTTGACTAAATTAGTTGATAAAAAAACAGTCATTATTGACAGTTAATTTATCCTCTGTAGGGGATTTTTTTAAAATCGATTTTTGGATTTCGGAAAAAACGGGGATAAAAAAATGGATTTACCTTGAGATGTAGCGTCTGTTTTCGGACAATAATGAAATATTTTTGTTTTGACCATGTAGGTACTCCCCTACATATGTAGGGGGTGTTTATGGACTGAAAAAAGTGCACTGTATACGATACGTGTAGGTATTTTCACTTTTTACTTTTTTTCTATACTTCATTTGACTTTTCAAAAAAACACACAAGAATTCTTGCAGAGTTTTGAAATATTGAAAATAGAATTGAAAAAGTTGTGAAAAAGTGATTTAGACCATAATGGTAAGAAATCGATTTTGAAAAAAATCCATTTGTGATTGTAAAAAAATGGTTGATTTTACGATGAATTTTAGGCATTTTTATCTGTTCTATAAATATAGAACATTTTAGAATGATTTTGATGCCAAAAAATGCCAAAAAATATTATTGTGAAAAATGTGACTTTATATGTATTAAAGAAAGTAATTGGAAGCAGCATTTATTGACACGAAAACACTGTTCTAGAACATTATTGAACGATATTGAGCAAAATAATGCCGTCTGCAACAAATTATATACATGTGATTGTGGTAAACAATATTCAGCTAGAAACAGTTTATGGTATCACAAAAAGAAATGCTACATTGTTCAAGGGGAAGAAAACTACAGTTCAAACAATAATAACAATAATAGTAGTACAGATACAGATATAGATATAGACAAAGAATTATTAATAAAAATGCTTTTGAAGAATCAAGATGTAATAGAGGGAGTCATTTTGAAAAATCAAGATGTTATGGAAAAAATGATGGAAATTATGCCTCATGTTGGAAATACAACAAACAGTCACAATACTACACATAATAACCAATTCAATATCAACATGTTTTTAAATGAACAATGTAAAAATGCGATGAATCTCACTGATTTTATTAATTCATTACCTATTACAAATGAAACATATGATAATACTATTCAAAATGGACTGACAAAATCAATGACGAATTTATTAGTAAATGGACTAAGCCAATTAGACATATTGGATAGACCGATTCATTGTACTGACCCAGCTAGAAAAACGATGTATATAAAAGAAAACGATTCGTGGGAAAAAGATAATGAACTTTTGCTTTTATTACAAGGTATTAAAAGCCTTTCCTTAAAACAACGAACTTTAATTAATAAATGGCAAGAGGCAAATCAAGGTTGGAATACAGATGAAGGTCTTCAATCTAAAATGACAAAGTTAATATTTCATTCTATGACGAACGTGGAAGAAGACGAAAAAGAAACGAATAAAATTATTCGCGCTATTAGTAAAAATACCTATTTAACAACTGATATTAAAGATGAATTTTCAAAATTAATGTAAAATAATCACATTTTTATTTTACATTACATTGTTATGCTGACAATTTTATGATGACACTTGTTATAATGTTACATAGTCGCTGTTTCTAAAAAATTCTGTAGAGTTGTATTCATACCCACATTCGTTATATCACCTGCTAAAATGGATTGTTCATACATTGTTCTCAATACATCTGGTGGGGCAATTGACCCAATACGAAGCAAATTACGGTCATATAGATATTTTTTAATCTCAGCCATATTCTTTTGCTTTAATATACCATGTTCGCGTTTCACCTTGCGTCTCGTTACATTATTTTTTATTAAGACAGAAACATTATTACCTCTTTTACCTAATTTAAAGGTGGATATCTTTGTTCGTCGAGTTTTTTGTCGTATTTTAGCATTATGTCTACCTTTATGGTGATTTTTAACACTTAAAGACTTTTTAGAATTCGAATTCGAAATCGTCTTACCATCACTACTTATATGTTGCACATGTTGTCGTTTTAAAGTTTTATTATGATACTGTCTATAGGTTGGTTTTGTTCCCCCTTTTAAACAACCATTTGGTGGTTCTTCGATAGATACTATATTTGGTGCGATTTGTTGTGCTATTGGTGATGCGATTGGTTGTGCGATTGGTGATGCGATTGGTTGTGCGATTGGTTGTGCGATTGGTGGTGCGAATGGGGGTGCTAGTGGGTACATACCACCAACAAAATTGCATTGATCATTATTATTAAAAGGAAGGTCTGTTCCAAAAGATGAGGGTAGATCAATAGATATTAATGGTGGATATGAATTCGCGTGGGGGTATAACTGGGTATGAATATTACTAGAGTCATTTTTCCCTTCTTTATACATATTCGGTTTCTTTACAGTTTTATTCTTTCGTGGACCATTCGCCTTTGTTTTTTTTTCTTTCATTTTCTCTCTTCTTTTTTCTAAATATTCCATTGACTCTTGTAATGTGCCTTTAAACTGATTTTCCTCGTCCGGAGGAGGTTTGTTTTTAATTTTTTCGTTTTGTTGAAATTGTTTTATTTTACCGAGCAATGTTTTTCGTAAACTATTTGGCTCAACGGCAACAGTTGGTTTTTCTTTCTTTTTCTTTCTACTACCTGCCTTTTTTGTTTTATTCATTGATAGGAACGAATCAGATAATTGAATTGTTTTCTTAGTCGATGTATTTGTATCGTCTACCATATTATATTTTACTACATAAAATATTGTAACTATTTTAACAATATAATGTATTGTATATCTGCGATAATCGTTCCTTTTCATTTCGTTTTTTTTCAGATTGATTCATTTTTTTATAGATAATCAAACCATTATCCATATCATCAGTTGATATTTTTGTTTTTTCAGATTGCTCTAGACAAAATACACGTTTGCTATGTACAATTTTAACCTTTGAAAATAATGTTTCCATATCACGACCATAATAGTTAAATATATTCTTGTTTTTATCGAACCAGTCGTCTGATAATGGTTCTAATAAACTCCAATTATTATCATTGACCATTTTTTCAAATATAAGACGCATTTCGTGACCACTATATTCGTCTATTTGGAATTTCCATGTAAATCTTGATTCTAGACCAGGATTGTAACTAAAAAAACACTCGTGTAATTCTTTTTCATATCCAGCAATGATACACATCAGGTCTTTTTTATGGTCACTCAATGCCTCGCAAATAATATCAAGACTTTCTTTGGAAAATGAGTCCGTTTTCTCTTTGTTGCCTAACGCGTACGCTTCGTCAATGAATAGTACTCCACCGATACATTCCTTAATGACCTCTTTTGTTTTTAATGCAGTTTGTCCCAGATATCCAGCTACTAAATCATCACGCGTAACCTTTTTAAATACATTATTCGTTAACATACCCAAGTTGCTAAATATTTTACCCATAACCTTAGCTACTTCTGTCTTACCTGTACCAGGCGGACCGTAAATAACCGTATGCATGTAATCAGAATTATTTGGCGAAATTTTATGTAAATCTTGAACAAAATACAGTATCTGGTCTACAATATTTTCTTTGATTGATTTCATACCAATCATCGATTGTAATTCAACGAGCGATGGTTTAATATTGTGAAGCGATTTCATATTAATATTATATTCAATATTGTCTGCTAGTGGGTAAGTATCACATAAATGAATCAAATCAGCCAAAGTATCTATTTTTACATGAATGCGAACGGATTCTTTAATTATTTTTTCCTCTTGATTTTCTTCCAGATGTTTTTGTTGTTTTTCTGTATCAAAATTCGTTATATTGTCATTTATAATTGGCATAATATCAAACATTCCTGAAAAGAACGGTGAATTATATCCATTATAATAATTCATTTCTGAACTAGATAGTATGTCAAATAATAGGGAATTATCTGTGTATAATGTATTATTTCCAAATGAATTGTCATATATAGATTGTTGTTTTGCATGTTTTTTTGTATAATTATCCAGCCCAACAATCAATAAATTCGTTTTTTTCATTAATATACAATTGATATAATGGTTTATATCATTTCCTATCCAATTTAATTATTACATCATTATAAACAATTTAAAAATAAATTGATGTAATAATTAATTTATATAATGATACAAACAACAGTAAGCAATATGGCTAATTTTGAAAAAGACAGACCTGACATCGTACCTGATAAATATTTGGAGACACCATGGGCGATTATTGAATCCTATTTTAAGGATCAGTATCTATCCCAATTGGTTCGCCATCAATTAGAATCTTATAATAATTTTGTAACATATCAAATCCAGAAAACAATTGATATGTTTAATCCAGTCCAAATATGTAGTGAGCACGACTACGATAAAAATAGTGGTAAACATAACTTGGAAATATTCGTCACCTTTGAGAATTTCCATATATACAGACCTCAAATACATGAAAATAACGGAGCATCGAAGCTAATGTTTCCTCAGGAAGCACGATTGAGAAATTTCACATATGCTTCTATGATGACAATTGATCTAAATATAAAATATATTGTTCGAAGTGGAACCAACCTAGAAAATAGTCAAACATTTTATAAAAATCTGCCAAAAATTCACATTGGAAAATTACCCATTATGTTGAAATCGTCAGTGTGTTTGCTTAGTCAATACCAACATATTAATGAAAATGTTAATGGAGAGTGTAAATTCGACGCAGGTGGTTATTTTATAATCAATGGAAGTGAAAAAACCGTTCTTGGTCAAGAGCGTGCAGCAGAAAATCGCGTTTACTGTTTTAATGTTAGTAAAAATAATAACAAATGGAGTTGGTCGGCTGAAATTAAATCCGTACCCGATTTCAAATGTATTAGTCCCAAACAAATTAATATGATGATTACTAGTAAAAATACAGGATTTGGTTCATCTATCTACATTCAAATCCCACGATTAAAGCAACCAGTACCATTATTCATTGTCTTTCGTGCACTGGGTATTATCTCAGACAGTGCTATTTGTGAAAAGATAATTTTGAATATGGAGGAAAAAAAATACAAAAAAATGAAATATGGTCTTCAGGGTAGTATCGTCGAAGCCAGTACAATTATGACACAAGAAGATGCAATTCAATATTTAACTGGATTCGCAATGTACACTCCTATTAATATGGATAAAGAATCTGGCATTAGGAAAAAGAAGGAGTTTACGATGGATATATTAAAAAATGATTTATTTCCTCACTGTCATGACGAAGTTCAAAAGATATATTTCCTAGGATATATGACAAACAAACTATTGAGATGTAGTTTTGAATGGATTCAACCAGACGACAGGGATTCCTATTTAAATAAGCGTATTGATTTGACTGGAATCTTATTAAATAATCTCTTCAGGAATTATTTCAATAAATTAGTCAAGGATATGCAAAAGCAAGTAATTCGTGAAATCAATAATGGTTCATGGCGTTCTACTGAAGATTATTTGAATATTATCAACGCAACAAATATATATAAAATTATCAAATCCACCACTATTGAAAATGGATTGAAGCGTGCTTTATCAACTGGTGATTTTGGCATAAAAAATGCAAATAGCAATAAAGTCGGTGTGGCTCAAGTATTAAATAGACTTACTTATATTTCTGGACTGAGTCATTTGCGTCGCATTAATACACCAATTGATAAGAGTGGTAAATTAATCCCACCTCGTAAATTACACAATAGTTCATGGGGTTTCCTATGTCCTGCAGAAACACCAGAAGGTGCTAGTGTAGGTGTAGTGAAAAATCTAAGTTACATGTCTCATATAACTATTCCGAGTAATAGCGGTCCAATCCATGAATATATATTACCACATATTATACCATTGTCTGAATTATCAGCTAGCGAACTAGATAACTATGTGAAAATATTTGTTAACGGAGCTTGGATTGGATCCGCAAAGGACCCAGTTACATTATACCGAGGCTTTCAAGAAAAAAAGCACAAGGGTATTATTAATATATATACTTCCATTATCTTTGATTTTAAAAATAGAGAAATTAGAATTTGTAGTGATGCTGGTAGATTGATTAGACCAGTCCTTCGTGTTTCGAATAACAACACGATTCTAAAAAAGGATGTTGTGAATCGAATTAAAACTGGAGACTTGGAATGGAATGATTTGTTGTGTGATTTGAAAATTGACCAATCTGTTATTGAATATATTGATCCAGAAGAGCAAAGTCATAGTATGATAGCGATGAAACCCCAAGATTTATATAATGAAAAACAGTTTATTTACAAATATACTCATTGTGAAATCCACCCGAGTACTATATTTGGGTTACTTGCATCATGTATTCCATATCCTGATCATAATCAGAGTCCTAGAAATACATACCAATCGGCTATGGGTAAACAAGCCATGGGTATGTATGTCACCAACTATGACAGTAGGATGGATAAAACCGCATATGTCCTGAGTTATCCTGCTAGACCTCTAGTAGATACTCGATTAATGAGTATGGTTCATTTGGATAAGATTCCTGCAGGGTCTCCTGTAATTGTCGCCATCATGACACATAGTGGTTATAATCAAGAAGATAGTTTACTATTTAACCAAGGTTCTATTGATCGTGGACTATTCCAGGCAACTATTTATCATACTGAAAAAGATGAGGATAAAAAAATCAATGGTGATGAAGAAATCCGATGTAAACCTGATCCCGCTAAAACAAAGGGGATGAAATATGGTAATTACAATAAAATTACAAACGCTGGTATTATTCCAGAGAACACTTTATTAGAAAATAACGATGTCATTATTTCAAAGGTGGTTCCTATCAAAGAAAACAGAAATGACCATACAAAAATTATTAAATATGAAGATTTGAGCCGTACCTATAGAACGAATGAAGAGTCTTATGTTGATAAAAACTACATTGATAGAAATGGGGACGGTTATAGCTTTTGTAAAGTTCGTGTTAGAACAGTGAGACGCCCAGTAATTGGTGATAAATTTAGTAGCCGTCATGGACAAAAGGGTACAATTGGTAACATTATTCCTGAATCAGATATGCCGTTTACTGCAGCAGGTGTGAAGCCTGATATAATCATTAATCCCCATGCGATTCCATCTAGAATGACTATTGGACAGCTAAAAGAAACGCTTTTAGGAAAAGTACTTGTAGAATTGGGACTATTTGGAGACGGAACATCATTTGGTGATTTGTCTATGGACCTAATTCGTAAAGAGCTCGTCAAAGTTGGATATGAAAGTAATGGAAACGAGTTGATGTATAATGGTTTAACCGGTCAACAAATAGAATCGAGTATCTTTATTGGTCCGGTGTTTTATCAGAGATTAAAGCATATGGTAAATGACAAACAACATAGTCGTTCTATTGGTCCTATGGTAAATCTTACTAGGCAACCAGCTGAAGGAAGAAGTCGTGATGGCGGTCTACGATTTGGAGAAATGGAGCGTGATTGTATGTGTTCACATGGAGCATCCAGATTTACTAGAGGAAGATTATATGATGCATCAGATAAATATAAAGTACATGTTTGTAATGGCTGTGGTCTGATTGCAGCATACAATAATGATATGAAGATACATATTTGTAAAACATGTGATAATCGTGTGGATTTTAGTTATGTAGAAATTCCATATGCGTGTAAATTATTATTCCAAGAATTACAAACGATGAATATTGCTCCGAGAATAATGACAAAATAGATTATCATAAAGACATATATGAATACGACAAACCAAATAAAAATAATACTATACGCAATTTAGCAATACTAATAATATAAATATAAATTTTTATATGAGAGATATATATATAATGCCTGGTTGTGGAAATCAAAATATGAATTTAAAATATGTGCAAGCCGGGAGACCTGGTATCGCCTTAAGATTAATTGGTGGCGGTGGTGGAAGTCATGGTAGTTCTGGTATGGATGGTGGAGCTACTCGTGAACAGACACGATTTACTTTGAGAAACGCATGGAATGGTAGTGCAGCCAGTGGAACTGTGAATGGTAAGAAGGTTTCTGCTACTCCATTTCGCGCAGTCAATAACGCAGGTGATTTATTGAATCGTGAATATTATACATCTGGCGGGTCAAATCAAGTCAAGACAGGTAGAATTAGAACTGCAGCCAATCAATCCGCAAACATTTTAGGAGGAAATATTTTTGCTAGACCCGATGATACCGGTGTTCCCAGTGCTAATACAAATGTTAAGTATGTCTACGATGGTTCTGATTATACCAAGTTTAAGAAGCAACAAGCCGTGAATAGAAATTACAATGATTCCAGTTATGGTGGTGATAATAATTCTTCCCAAGTAGCCATATCTCGTGTGCGTCATTAATTTTTATATCATACAACACACATTATCTACCTCGTGATTATTGATTGAATAAAATTTTTATATATAATCTTTATTATATATAAAATGATGTATACTTATCGATTTACAGGTCCAGCTGACCAAGGAATATTATTAAAAAATCGTGGTAATAATGCTAGATTAGATAGTAAAATGGCCATGCCTCAAAAATTTTATCCAAGTGACGGTGATTCCATGTTTTCTGGAGCTCGAAAAATATATAGAACAGACGCCATGAGTAAACATAAATTGAATAAACATCTTGTCAATAGTGCTACATTCCCCGCATCTGGTATACCAATTAAGCACACTGATGCATCCCAACATCTTTATATGAAAAAAGCCCAAGCGATTGGTAAATCCTCGCAATTTAACATTTCAAAAGAAAATCCATTATCATTTAGAGCACAAGATACAACAAGCAGAAATAGTGCTTTAAGACGTGTGCGAAGTGGTGGATGTACAGCACCAAAAAAGAAAGGAGCTCTTGAAAATACATTCAAAAGTGGAGGAGGTTCGGCATTGACTGGTACAGGCAATCGTCAATATGTAGTGCCTACATTTTAATAAATTAACCTTATATATTTAATCACTACGACAAAATATTTTATTTTATCACGAAATATTATATAATGAACAAGTACATTGTTGAATTTTTAGGAACTCTTTTCTTTCTTTATGTCATCCTTGCTACCGGTAATGCGTTAGCCATCGGTGCTGCATTGGCTCTTGCTATTTTAGTCGGTGGAAATATTTCAGGTGGTAATTTTAACCCGGCTGTGTCTGTCATGATGGTTGCTGCCGGTAAATTACCCAAGAACGATTTACTCCCTTATGTCCTCGCCCAAGTAGCAGGTGGTTTAGCTGCTTTAGAACTTTACAAGCGCGTTAAACTTTAAATTCATATATTTTGTAAATAATCTGTTATAATATTAATATTTTCTATGAATATTATATAATGAATACACCTACCAAATCGAATGATTCCATGACTCGTCCTGGTGCTCCCACCAAGAAACCACCCGTGACAGAATCTACACCTAATGCTGAAACTGGTGCTGTAACTGGTGCATACCACAGTTTAAAGGATGTTGCTGCCAACTTATTCGGTTCTAACAAAGACGGTGATAACCAAGACGGTGGTAAAAAGCGCAGATCCATGAAAAAATCTAGAAAATCTAGAAAATCCAGAAAAAGTAAGAAGGGTGGTAACCCAAAGAAGGGTATGGCTTCCAAGACAAGAAAGGGTAGAAAGGACTATGTCACACACAAGGGTGATAAATACTACAACCGTAAAGGAAAGCGTCAAACTAAGAATAGAAAGGGACGCAAGGGAAAGCCTTATTCCAAACGCCGTTAAGCGAACAACTATTCTCATAAATAAATAATAATAGTAACCATAATATAATTTTATCATTTCCAATAATCATAAAATTATATGTCATTAATTTAGAGTATTTCATCTTATTTTCTCTCTTTGATACGTTTCATCATACTTAAAAGTATATAGATTCCTAACACACCAAGTGACGCATAAAACAATTGTACAAGTATGTCTCTAGGTACATTTTTGTTCTTCGCATAGGAGGTATTCAGATTTAAATTTGTAAATGACTCTCTACAAACCTTACCAGTAACCTGGTTTTTATTTGAAGTAAAATTACAAGGGTTTATATTTCCTATATCAGTAGTTGTAACGAATTGTGTCTCTGTTCCGCGTTCATTGTTAACATTCACTGTTTCCAAAGATACTTCTTGACATTCCGGTTGACTACCAGAGACAAATGCTTGAAAAATAAGCATAGGATTTAATGCATTCAGATTACCAAGTGTTCCAGGAATGAGACCCTCCAAGGATGTAAAATTCTCCCCAGCAGCGGAACTAATAAACGGAATATTTCCATCTGGAATATTATCAACATACATGTATCTGTCTACTATTTTACCAGATGTTTTGTCTTTACATGTAGCTGCAGTTTTTAAGAAGAACTTGTCTCCCAATCCTCCACTTACTTTGGTTCCTGCTCCTGACCCTGATGCTAATACATCAATATAATTCATAAGTCCAGATACATTATCAGCAATTTCAGAAATTCCACCTTCGCTAGTCATGCCCATGTCACCGGGTGATTTAATTTGTTTCCAATATTGATAATCTGGTCCAAGTAAACGCTCTTCAACACCTTTTGCATCTGATAACACTTCATTAAAAAAATTAGACATAATGTTATATATACTTGATATAAAATTATTCCATTCCATCTTTTTACATATTGAAGGTTTTGGGATTTTTATCCGTATAGGCTTGGTTTTCTTGACTAGCTTTATTATCAGTAGGACTCATAGAACTCATTAAGCTATTAATAACTTCGCTGTTTTTTTTTATATTATCTTGATTCGTTGTTACTTTTTTACCAAAACTAGATATTTCATCTAATTTACTTTTTAAAACTTCAATATTGGCTGCATTCTTCTTCGCTAAAATTAATGGGTCGTCTCCGTAAGATTGATATTCTTGACTACCAGTAACTCCTTCAATAATAGTCGGTTTAGTAAAAACACTCATGATAGAATTAAATATAAGCATACAAAAAAAGAGAATAACAAGTTTACAAATCATCTATATATTATCAATATATTATTGGTAAAATAATATAGCAAAAAGAGACAAATGAAAAGGGTTTTGTATTTCTTTTTCTTTTTCTTTTTCTTTCTTTCATTACTATATACCGATAATGTCTAAACCTATTAATTTTAGTAGTTCGAACACTTTAACATCTACACGACAACCATGGGTTCCAAATAAAAATAAAAATTCAATTAAAGCATCTTCAAACGCAGTAGTTGGAGGAATGAGTAGACCAAATACAAATTTAGGTCATAATCCCAATGTGTCTCCGGAAGTAATGAATGCAAACGCACTAGCTTTTTCTGGTCCTAAAAGAAGACCTCATCCTATGAAACATTGGCGTCGTCAATTAAATGTCAATGGAAATAGTGGTAGAAGTGCTACATCAATTAGTGTTGTTAATCGTCCAGGAGGAACTGTATTTAGGGGATACAATCCAGTAAATAAGTGTGCTTGCGACGCAAGTGGTAATCAATTTATTACATTTGACAACAAGTTTTTACAATCTCCTTATAAGAGTATAAAACCACCAACAGTAATTCCTATTGCAAGTGGAACAAACAACAATAAAATACAAAACAATGGTTCTGTGGTAGTAGGTGATATTAACAATGGAGGTTATGAAATTCAAACCGGGTTATATAATACCAAAACAATTTGCTGTACAAAACCCAACAATGTTATTAAATCAGCTGTCACATTATTAAGCAAATCTTATTATAGTGATTCAAAAGCCTATCTAAAAGCACGTTGTAAACTATACAGCCAAAAACAATCTATTCAAGAAATACCTGGAAATAATTATGGTACTGTTACAAGCCCTGCGTATCCTAGTGACAGTCCAAATGGTTCTCAAGTATTTAAAACAAATAATTGTATGAATCCAAATCAAACTGGTCGTGAGTGTAAAAATACAACCATATATAAACCAAATAATGAGCAATTCGCTAAACAAGGTGCCGTTGATAATGGAACACGATTAGCAAAACTTAAATATGATATAATAACAAAAAATGGCAATTCATTTAGATCAGCCTTTGGCGCACAAAGTGCAAATGCTGGTAAATATCACGGTGGTTATAATGGTACCTCACCCTATTTCTTGAAAAGTAAATTACAAAAACCAATCACTTTTCGCAGAAATGGTCAGAAGACAGTATGTTTTCAAGCCGGAAAAAATTGTGGACCCCGACAATCATTGGGTGCTTTTTGGGGAGCTATTAATTAATTGTACCAACTAAAAGCAATTGTGTTATGTAAATATCAATAAAAATTTATATTGATATTTATTCATTTTTCTTTATGGTCGGTCTAAATCGTATTTTATTAATTAATTATTCTTTTTGGTTTCTAGGTTTTCATTGTCTAATGGTTCATTCATTATATCGCTATTAACACTGGATTGTCTAGAATGATTATTGTGACTATCACTGTCACTAGATCTCTCTATATCATTCGTTAAATCAACCACATCTCTATTTAATATGCGATTATGTAATACTTCTTCTGTAATGTCTTCTATATCGCTGGTTTCATTTGACTCTGATGATGATTCATCAACATCCAGTTCATTCTTATTTGTACTATTATCTATAGTAGTGTCGTTTGATGGAATGCTTTGAGAATCACTGTAATTGTATTCATCATCATCGTTCCATTTATCATTATCACTTATCTGTTCATTCGCTAATTCGTCACTACTATTACTGGATGAATCAGACTCTTGTTTGATGATAATATTAGAACTAGCCATCAGTTTAGATAGGGTAATATAATTTGATATTTGTTCAGATACTGTATCAATGTAAAGAGTAATAATATTTTTTAGATTTGGTAAATTATGTTTATTATAATTGTTTTTAACCATTTCGGTAAGATATAGTGAGACAGTAAGAATTAATGTACACATCAGAAGTAAAATGATACATGAAATCACACACAATATACTCAATATTTCAAGTACATAACTGTACAATAGTATCGTAATAGTTTTACTAGTACGATAATATTGTGAATATTCAGTTTGACTAGCAAATTCTCTTGTATCATTCATATTGTCTTGGTTATTCATATGCTGCATAATGTATATAGTTGTATTTTGTATAATCATTGTAAGTGTATTCAATTTTTTATTAAATTACATATTTTCAAAATATTTTTTTAGTCCGTCGCTTGTACGTGGACCATCATATTCCTTTGTTTCACCTGCCTCATCCATAATTAATACAGTTGGGAATCCTTTAATGTTATATTTTTCAATATCTTTTCCAGCTTGGTTCATTTCTACCTTTTTGAATACGATTTTACCTGTATAATTTTGAACGAACTTGTCCCATTCAGGTGTAAATGTTTTACAATGACCACAATTAGTCATATAATAATAGGTACAAGATGTAGGATTGCCAAAATTCTCCATGATAGAAGTGTTTCTAAAGAAAATATAATATATCACGCCTACAAAATACAATACAACGATTGATTTTTTCAATACGCTTGCTTTTTTCCACATAGAAGTAATGAAATTCATTATACAACTGGTTTAGATAAAAATATTACATCTATTGAGCATGATATTTGAATATTATATGTATCGATATAAAGAATTTTATGGTATGTTTAAAAAAATATTATGATTTGTTAAAACCTTGTTGTATGGTATGTTATACTTTTCGCACCATTGAATGCATTTTTGAACAAAATTCTTTTTCAATGATTCTATTTTATCGTTTTTGTTTTTACATGAAAATAAAGTAAGGGTTGAATTGATATTTTCAATTTGCTGTTGTCCAAAAATAGCGTTATATTCTTCTATTTTGTTACTATAATAGTAATCTAGTTCGAAATTTAAAATAGAAGAAATATGAGTAATTGTTTTCATTTTTGGATATTCGCGAATAATGTGATTCATAATTCTAGATTTATCCCCTTTAAAAAATTTACAGATGATATATTTTTCTGAATTAGCTAATCGACTTGTATTTGGCTTGAGAATAAAGACTTGTTTATATAATGTGGATAGCAAGTAGATAATATCACTTGTTGTTTTTGTAAAGATGTCAAATATTTTTAATACAAAATGACCACCTTTCTTTTGCATTGCAATAGCAAAACTCACTTGAGCAAATAATAGTTTGGTAGCAAGGGTTTCTTGTTGATTAAAATCAATCGAAAAATCAAAACCACCATCTGCTGTAATTATTTCCATTTTATTATTATACTTACTGTAACAGTGTTTTAAATTATCCACTTCCAATAAATCACCTGTTCCAGTTACACCAGTTTCGATAACTACATTTTTATGATTGTCTAGAAAATTACATGATTTCTTCCATCCTGGAACATTTACATCTGGATCTATCAATGTCATCCCATGGTAGTTATCTTGTTGGTTATTGCGTAAATAAGCGATTGCTTCAATAAATCCACCTGGTCCTTCTGCTAAATGAAATGTATTTATATCATGAGACTTGTATTGGTTCAACAAATCTAGCTGATTTACTATTTCTATCATTTTGTAAAATGATCTAGATAATGGTTTTAATTTGCTTACAGAACACTTTGTATTTGGAATAATTGTGTGAATAAATTCGTACGGGTTTGTGTATTTCTTATAAAAGTCCCAAGTATCATAATTTTCGTCCAACTGTTGTTTAATTTTATTTAAATAGCGACTTAATGTTGGACTTATATACACTTCAGGCATTTCATTTGATTCTAATGTAATATTATTTATAGTAGAATGAACTTCAGGTAATAAAAAAAAGCTCATAACGATAATACATATAATAAAAATACATTTAGATTGTTTTTATTATATTTGTCTAGTCTTCGATAATCTTTTACTACTGCTTATTTACTACTGCTTATTTACTACTGCTTATTTACTACTGCTTATTTACTACTTCTTATTTACTACTTCTTATTTACTACTTCTTATTTACTCTTTACTATCCATTTGTAATTTTAATTTACGCTTTAATTTTTTAGGTGGTTTTGGTTTATCTTCTTTTTCCTCTTCTACTGCAGCACCAATCGCCTCTTTCTCTTGGAGTTTTTCCATCTGTTCTTGTAATTTGGAACTACCAATCAATGTATTATATACGGCTCTTGTGTCAACATTTCTTACCTTTTTATAAATAAAGTAATTATTGTAAAACGATATTTGCTTTTCTTTGGGAGTCATTTTATACGCTTGACCGTAATCGTTTTTCTTCCTTGGATTCTTATCGATTTCATTTTCCATTGAACCATACAATTGTTGAAATGACCCAACACTAGCAGGAATACCTAGTTCTTTACATTCATCGCGAGTTAATGTGACAAATCCATAATTTTCCATTAATCGTTCTAGATAATCAAAGTTGACCAAATATTCGCGAAATGGTTTATTAATTGATTCTTGATATACATCAATCGGATAGTGTAGTGATGTTTCGTCATTTTCAAACTCGTCATGTTTATATCCCTTTGTAATTTGCCATAATTTTTTGTCGTTCTGTAAAATTGACATACTTTCACCTTCAGATAATCCTCTTAATGCATCAAATATAGCATTGCCGTTATAACATGTTCCTATGAAATATCCTTTTACTTTGGTACACTCACTGACATTTCTTAAGAAACTATTAAGCGTTCTTTTATTTTCAAAGAAGTAATGAAGCGCGAATTGACATGAACTAATATTAAATCCATCGGCTGCCTTACCATATTGTTTATATACACCCAGTCCTAGTTTCTCCTTGTCTTTTGGACCTTCTCCAAATATAGCCTTTGTTATCATTTTCGATTTTTCAGTATAAATAGCTTCACCATCTCTAATATTACTTGAGCTAGTTCCGTTTACAAATAGAGCACTTGGCATAACCTTGAATTTTTTATGATAATTCAAATATCTGGCACAAGCACCATCAATTCGATTTTCAATATTATCTTTGGCAACATCAATACCAAACACGAAGGATAGTTTTGCAAATATCCATTTTGGGAAATCACCACCCTTACCAACAGCATAATCAATAAGTGTATCCCCTCTCTTAGATACGGAATTAATCAACATTCGTTTCACAAACAAATTATGGAAATCGCGTAGTCCTTCTGTATTGGATGTTCCTGAGACACGATTATAATAAACATCGTCGTCACCCAATTCATCCGGAATATTCAATCCGGTCCGAATCATTTCTTCTGTAATAGGATTGTGAATGGAATGCCAATTATTATTTGCAACATGATAGGCATTTCCATATTGTTTAAATCCTCGTTTATATTCAGCAGTTTTGTCATAACGCACTCTTAGTGGAACCCATCGCCATTTCTTCTCGCGTGTTAAATCATATCGAAATTCCACAATCGTTTCATCATCGAATACTTCACCTTCTTCGGTAATAAGTGTCTTATTACCGGTTAAATCGGATTCCAACATAACATTACATATGCTAGCGTCAGCATCGTATGGATTTGTTGGATAAAATGGTAAAGGTTTGTAAGTTTCCGCATTATCTCTATCTTCGTTTACACTTGGCAATTTATCATTAATAACATCGCCACATGGATTAATATAGCCATGTTTTTTCTCGTCAAACCCAACTCTTAAAATAAGAGTTTTGTATTGAGACAATTGTTCATATGAGTTAGCGTTCGTACCTTCTTGAAATACATTGCCTATAAAATCGTTTGTACCAGCTTGTTCCTTTTTTGTTGATACCAGAAAATCAATCGTATTATATTTGGCTGGTTTCCATTTGAAGGAATAATCCCAAGTAGTTTTAAATAGCGGTCCGGAATCACCCTCACGGTCGGAACCAACACCATAATTAGCAGGGGTAAATATGAGTCCATCTATTTCATATTCATACAAATCCTGTTTTTCTTGATATAGAATAGCATCACAACATTGGAATATAGATTGATCTGGATTATCAGCCTTAAATTGTTTATTAGTAAAACGCATTGGCGAAATACTATCATTTATTACTGATTTTGCATTGAGGTTTTTCATTATACTAATCAATACCGGTAGACGATATTTAGTTAATATAATAGCTACATCTTTATCGTCACTATATGGAGGAATAAATGCGTTTGAACGAACATCCTTTTTATTCACAATATAAACATCAAATGCCGCATATAAATTAATAAAATCGCCTTTTTTATTATGTAATATATGTTCACCATCTAAGATACTATGCATCAAATCTACATCCTTAGTTATTGCACCCGTAAATTGAACGTTCATATTTGTATCGATTAAATAAATTTTGCCATCACCCGCAATATACATAAGCTTTCTCATACCATCTGCTTTTTCGGTTACAGTATAATTCATGCGAATATTTGGAATCGCAGAATCATCATTAATGGGGGCAATATTTGCGTTTTGTAAGGTAGCCGAGGACGGACCCATGAAGAATCTAGGTACCATTCGCATCCTTTCATTGTATTCTTTTCCATGAACGAGTTTCAAATAATTAGTACCTATTTTTTTTATTTCGGAATAAGAGATAGGATAGTTAGTATTTTGTAGCCCAGATAATACATATTTGACAACTTTTTTTAATTCTTTCATTAAGACGCGGTTGTCGTTATAATCGGTTCCTGGACCAACCTTATTATTTAAAATTTCCAATTCAATTTCATATTTTTCTGGACTATCGGTAATATTCGCAGCTTGAAAGGTATATTCGGATTTAGATTTATAGATGGTACGACCTTTATAGGTAGCCTTTTCATTTTCACTACTTTTAACGATACTCATATCGACTCTGATTGGAAAATCTGAATGTGTAAACGAGACGCGATTAATATAACGGAATGTTTTTTTACTATCTTCCCATGTTGATTTAATATTTTCGGCAAATGGACTATATGGTTTGATATTTTTCTCAGTTTGATAAGATACCCTCATATTGTATTCATCCAAATTAACTGGATATATTGGGTTGTTATCAATATTTGCATATTGTTTTTGCGTAAACTGAGGATTAATATCACCAATTGTTAGTGAGTTTGTAGTACAGTATTTTTGTATATTATGAATACCATTTATCTCAACACGAACATTTGACATTTTTGTCGTACCAGTTTTTTTATCAATATATTCGCTTTGAATTTTTAGACTATAATCATTAGTTGTTTCCATGCGAAACCCAACAGATTTAAGTTTTTGAATCACATTATCAAAATCAATTTTTGAGATAGGGTTTATTCCACGCGTACCAAAACGAACTTCCAATTCAGGAGTTCCGCCTAGTCCAGTATTCGTTACATTATCTAAATACTTAGTTATAATATTATCAAATTGCTGTTGGGAATTTAACTCGGACATGTATATATACTTGAACATATTATTTTATATAGGTTTCAATTTTTATTTTAAAAAATAGTAAATAATAATGATATTTTTAATAAAATATAGCATAATAATCAAAACAACTATTCATGTACTACTCTTTATAAATAGCTTAAAATTGCTTGATACATTTGAGGTCTAGTCAAATTTACAAAATCTATATGTAATTTACTACATATATCCCTCAAATCATTGATTTTATAACTGGAGATGGCTTTTAATGGCTTATCTAAATTTTCTAGTTTCCAGAAATGATTGCGATAATATTCCAATTGTTCTTGTGTTAAATTTTTCTTCAATCCGAAACATTTTTCTTTTTGTTCAATCGCAAAAACGGGTTTGTTTGTATCTGTAATAATTTCGTAAAACTTTTTATTATCTATATAAAAAACATTAATGTCAAATAAATGACACATTGCTTTTACAGTTGCCATTGTTATTCGTTGACAATTTGCTAATTCATCTTCAACAGTCGCCTTACTAATTTTAATTGGTTTTAATATTTCCTTTTTACCACGAAGTTGTTCTATCCAATTATATTTAATTTCCTTTTCTTTTGTAAAAAAATTGTGGATCATGTCATATTCGTGTAGTCCACAAAGGGCAATGTAAAAACACCAAAACAAACTGTCTTTTTGTTTGGGGAAAAAAATATTATCGGTTGACTTTATAATATTTTTTGATGTTTTTTTTCTTCCAATATCTTGATTCCTATCTACATGTAATAGAGTTGAATAAGAAACAATATTTTTCTGAGTCAACATATGTGGCAATAATTCAGTAATAAAATCAGAGTTCTGCATTTAGTGTATTGTTACTAGTATTCGTGTGATTGTCTTTAATATCTTTAAAAAATGTATTTGACAAAGAACTCTTTTGTTGTTCAACTTCGTTCAATTGCGACTCTTGCTCTTTGACATAATCTAGATAATTTGTTAATTTACTTACTACCTCATTACTAACATTTGTTAAATTAATAAAAACTCCATTTGTATTCTCGTTTAAGGTACATGTCTCATTATTCTTAAGAATTTTCAATATCTCAATTTGGTGAAACTGGCTTAGTGTCTCAATCTTCTCTTTTAATGTGGTCAAATTCATTGTTGTCATTATGATATCTCACTGAATTGTTTTTAAATCTTTTCTGTAATAACTAGTTTTGGTTTCCTTTTCATGGTTGTATTTTTCTTTATTTTATCTTCCTTTGGTTCAACTAATTCACCAATAATACTGACTTGTGGGTCATTTAATTCGTATCTTTGACCGATTACACGAACAGTAATATCATCATTTTCTTTAATCGTATTGAAATAATTATTATTGTAATGATGATCTCTGCTTACATAGGCAACAATAGGTGAAATTTCTTCATTAATAACTGCTCTGATTCCTGCTTGGGTCATATTCTTAACATTACATTTTATAAGCATTCCTTCCACAGGACAACATACTAAACATTCAAATACAACTTCAAACATTACTGTGTTTTCAACTAAAATACCACTTGAATAAGTTAATACTTTGGTAGAATCGGGCTTAATAAATCCTTCGATGTTACATTTTCCTTCTATTTGCTTTTTTATAATTTTTTCAAGAGTGTCCTTAATATTTTTACCAACATTATTGAAGGGAATATGTATTTTTCTTGTTAACAAATTCGTCATATAAACACCAACATCCTTATTCTTTTGTGCACCCTTTTTATTTATATTCTTGCCAGTCATATTCTTGTTCATTACTACTATATAATAAGAATTTAATCTTTAACTAATAATCAATTTTTAATTAAATAGATTATTATTTGTTAAAAAAATTTAAGATATTTTTCTCTTTCAGACTATTCTCATGTAAACCCTGATATATATAAAATTGATTGTATTAATAATTGTTTTATGATAAATAAATACTTATTGGAAATATGGGAAATGTCATAAATCGTAAAAAAAATCCCAATGAATTAAAAAGTTGTTTAATTTGTTGGGAAAAAATTAGCACTCGAGAATGGGTCGAATGTGTTATATGTAATATTGTATTACACAAATTATGTGAAAAAAAATATAGAGGTGAAAAAGGATATTGTGAATGTCCTCATTGTCGTAGAATTGGAACAATTGGAACTGTATGTTGTTCTACATAATGGCCGCTTTGAATGAAAAAAAAAGGTGTGATTCACAACCATTAAATGTTATTTACAATAGCTTCGGATGGATTCAAAAACCAGATTTTATTATCCTTTTTAGTTTTGTTATAAAAACGCAATAATAATTCTTGTATTACACAAAATTCTATTTTTTTTCTTCCTTTTGTATTCTCTGATGTATATTTACTTTTATCAAGTATATGATTGAGAATTCCAAATGTATCTGATTTACCAGATTGGTCACATCGAGCACCTTTTCCTCGTTTATCTTCCATGTCCTTGACCTTGAAAATATTATATTCATTTTTGAAATTACCAATAAATCCAACATATCGATTGAACATAGTCGGTGATATTGCTAATTTTTCTATTTCCTGTGATAAATCGGTATAGTCTTCTGACTCACCTTTGCTCCATTTTGTGTCTCCTTTTACTAACAAATATTGTTTATTTTCTTTTGAGAGAAGAATTCCAACAATCCCTTTATTCTTTAAAATCATATTGTCGTATATTTTTTTTATTTTTTTCTCAAATGTGGTCAAGTTATTTGTAAAATAAAGATAGTCAAGCGTTTCGTTCACTTCATCCAAAGTTAAATACTCTATTATGTGTTGTAAAATAAGTTCTTTGTACTCTGTAGTTGATATATTAAAATTATCCTTCAAATAGTTGGTATGATGTAACATGGCGGCATATACATACCAATCATCTTCGCCTCGTTCTAGCTTTGTAGTTGGTTTATTTGCCAATTCAAATGTGGTTTCTATTGTCTTTATTTTATTACTCATATTATTTGTGGTCTGGGTTTCTGTAATATTGTTCTTTAGTTTCAATGGTTCTTCGGGTTCCTTCAATGGATACACTATAGATTCGTGTTTAAAATCGATTGGATTACGGCGGTCATAAATACTAATGTTTTCATTGTTCAATTCAATTGGTTGAAACAAATAATACTCCTCAATGTTTCTTAGATGACCTAATCGGTTAAATTTATCCGTAATATATTCATTGTCATCTTCAATCAAAGTAGTCAATGCCGCATTGATTTGAACTAACGGATAATTTTTAATAACATTGATTTCACTAATTAAATTGTCCTTTTTATAAAAAAAACGATTTTTGAACAAGTCACGTATTCTTTGTATTATTTTTTCAGTATTCATTAGTATAAATGATTCATTATATGTATCTAATTTAATATCACTTTCTACAATTGTCTTAAACGGTTTGCATTTAAAATCACATGTATCCATGTAATCACATGATACTGTTTTTGCCTTATCACCAATGGGAAAGTCAATCATCATTTTATTAGATAATTGTTGTTTAACGATGGTATTCATGTTTTCTTCTGTGAATTTCGTTTGGTCAATATTTAAAATACAATCAACTGATGATTCTTTTAATAATCGACTAACACGACCTATTTGGACTGCTTTTATTTCGGCCAAACGATATATATACAAATCAATTGCCTCTTCATCCGATTCATTGAGTAATGTTCCATAAAGGAATATTTCAACATTTCTCTCTATAAATTTCAATTGTTTATGACTACAAGTTCTAACTGCTCTGCCAATAATTTGTTCAATTAAACTTAGATTATACCATGGTTCTAATATATGAACTTGTCTTAGGTTCTTAAAATCAATTCCCTCTGCTCCTGTCATGGAAATAATGACAACCTTGATTTTCTCTCCGTTTTTGTTGTCTTCATCTGTTAAATTCTTTAGGTCGTATACCTTGTCTGGTGAAAGCGCCTTATCGCCAGTAATCATTGTATAAGTTGCTGGCCTAAACGCAGTTGGGTTATCCATTTGTTCTTTGGTTAAATAAGTGGTGGCGTCTATTTTGGCAGTAGGTGGTGTTTTGAACAAATTAGAAGTTTTTGTTCCGAAACGACTAAATCCGATTGATTCTAATGCTAGGGCCATAGGTACTGCACCACCATCAATAAACTGACTATAGATTAAAACAATACCATCTGAATTCATAATAGAATCGGTTATGCTTTTTATCTTGGCGCTATATTTACCAATATTATCCGGTGAAAAAATTTCGCCAAACTCGCTATTTTTGTCATTGTCTTTATATTCGAAATTTTTTCTAGATGGTGGGTTATTAGTTTCAGTAAATTTCATAATTCTTTTCAACCCTTCACTTCCTAGCAAAGTTTTAGAATTAAAACTAGATGACGATTCAGAGTCTGAACCAATAAGTTGTTTGGTTGGATATACAATATTTAACGCTTGTAGTGGTTTTTGAAGAATAGTATATCCAAATGAATCCATATTTTCAAATCCGGTCATACCTCCCTTTGTTTTTTCTATATTGGTTTTGATTTCAGATAATATATAATTGTAGCCTTTTTCTTGATAGGTTCCACATTGATTTACATAGACATCTAAATGTTCAAGTGGTTGTACAATGGATTTATTATTCATTTGTTTTCGAGGATAACTAATTTCTTTAAATGTGTGATCTTTCGCAAAAAGTGATGGGAAAATTCTATATGGGAATGTATACGGATTTTCACCTCGAACAAATGACACATACCCAGTGGCTTTTCTGCGCAACAAATCTTCTCCCACATTATTTCCATCTTTATCAATTAAGAAATTCCCATCTTTATCAAATACATCTTCCAATTCTATCGTAGACCGTTTATCATTTAAATTCATTACATTTAATAACCAGATAACCTCTTTATAACTATTATACATGGGTGTAGCAGAGAGAAAAAGAAGTCGTAAGTTATCGACATATTTCACCAATTTAAACAACTCGTTTGCAACTCGTTTGTCTTGTTTTTCGTCACTAATACGAATATTATGAACCTCGTCAATAATAACTAGTCGATTATTAAAATGCTGTTTTAATTTTTTTATCATTATTTCCTTCCTTTTTATAGGGTCGTTTTCTTCCACCTGTGATTTTTTTTGAATGTAATTCGCGAATTCAATGTATCCTACGAACAAATAAGATGCTTTTATGATTCGTTGTATTTGACGTGTCACCTTCTCTTTCGATAACCCTTTCATATTCATTGGATTTATCTCTTTTAAATATTTATTGCCAGTACAAGCTCTTAGATTCCAAAGACCGTCTACTAATTTCAGTTTTCGTTCGTCGAACAATTGTAATTTAAAATTTTCTTGTACATTTGGCGAAGCTACAACAATAATGCGTTGATTAATACCCAATTGGTTTAAATAGGTTCGCATTTCCTCTGCTACAGTGATTGCACTACATGTTTTACCAGTACCTAACCCATGATACAAAAGTAAACTATTGTATGGTGTTTGGAAACTTAAAAAATTCCGGACAAATATTTGATGAGGAGATAGTTCAAATTCAGCCTCACATAACTTAGTCGCCTGTGATTCAATGTCATAAAGAGTTCCATCATATTTATTTTCGTTAAATTCTTTCTTTTCGGCCAATTTGATATTGAAATCTGGGTCATCTAGTGACGGATATAAAGCATCATAACTCGTTTCATTTTGAGAAATAACATTCGCATCTAATTGTTCTTTTTTCAATAAAAATGTGTTATAGTCGATATCATCTAAATCGATTTTTTCAAAATTGGTTTGATACACCTCTTCTATATTTTCTTCAGTTAAATCGGGTATTTTTTTTATGATTCGCAATTTTCGTGGCTTGCGCTGCTTTTTTTCCATATTATACTTATATTATACTTGTAAAAAAGTATAATATAAATAACCAAGATACGATTACTTCACTTAGATATTTATGATAATTTCTTTAATTCATCTTATACATCTGTACAATTGTGTTAATTTTCGATAGTAAGTTTTTTTTCTCTAAATTATAAGGTCTTATCTTTTCCATACATTCTTCGTATGACATCCATTTCATTTCACTCACTTCTGATTGTTGAAATTGATTTGTATGAACCGTATTTGCATCGATTGTACCAACAAAATATTTGTGTTTGTATGACTTCATATTTGAACCAGTAAAAATTTCTTCGTATGGGATAATGTTTTGAAGCAATGTAACATTCGATCGGATATAACCAGTTTCTTCTTCAAATTCTCTTAAAGCACAAACTAAATCCTTTTCTTGATAGTTTCGCCTACCCTTTGGAAATCCCCATTCTGTTTCATTCCAGTTTACTGTACTTGCTTTGATTATCTTTTCTAAATTATATTCCATTTTATTAATTTCGACCCCACATTTTAATGTCTCGAACTTATCTCTGGAAATTTTCTCCTCGCCTCTGTATTGAATTCCCATTTGATCACCCCATAGGTAGGTCCACAATTGTTCAAATGTAGATTTGCCGATCAATTGCTTTTCGTGTATTGACATTTCATTAAATACATTTACTAAATATTCATAATTGTGCAGTGGGTATTTACCTCTCATAAATTCAACAAACCCTAAACTGTGCTTACGACGAATCACTAGATATTGTAATTGGTCGGCTTGTTTTCTAAATATAATAATACCAATACTTGTAATTGGATGTTTGCATGTATGAAACACATGTCCGTTTTTTCCACAGTTATTACAGAAATTATTAAAGGATCTGTTTTGTGGTGTTTGTAAATTGGAATGTTGGTTATTCGAATTGGAATGTTGGTTATTCGAATTGGAATGTTGGTTATTCGAATTGTTCTGTTGATTATTGGAATGTTGGTATATACGCGTAATCTGTCCATTGGATGTATTATCTCCACTCGATGTATTATGCCCACTCGATGTATTATATAAGATAGTATTCATATTCGTTATATGTTATTTTGCGTATCTTTTTATATCGTTTCTATTTAATGACAGATAAATCACTTGACCCAACTGTATGGGGTCCTCATTTCTGGTTTTTTTTAATGACACTGGCAGTATCTTACCCATTAAAAGCAAATGATGTAACAAAAAAAAAATACTACGATGTAATAAATAATTTTCCATTATTCATTCCTCATCCAAAAATAGGCAATAATTTTAGTAATTTACTCGATAAATACCCAGTATCGCCTTATTTAGAAGGAAAAGATTCCTTTTTAAAGTGGGTACATTTTATTCACAATAAAATTAATATTGACATAGGAAAGGATGAGATTACTTATACAGAAGCACTTAATAACTACTACGAGTTGTATAAACCGAAAGAAATTATTTTACAAGAACAAATCAAATACAGAAAAAAACTACTATTTGTAGTAATATTAGTATCTATGATTGGATTTGGATATTATTTATATAAAAAATAATTCTCTCGTCAATATAAGAATCGGCTTTGAATATGAGAAACAAAAATACAAGAACGCGGAATTATAATAATAGGACTTCACATAATAACACGCGAAAAATAAATAGAAGTCCTGTCAAAAAAAAGACAAGAAGTCGATTGGGTGGCGAGGCATTGGGTTCGGGTGGATTCGGTTGTGTATTTAAACCCGCGTTAAAATGTAAAGGTAGTGTGAATCGCACAACAGGTATTAGTAAAATGTCTATTGAAAAATACAGCAAACAAGAGATGCTCGAGATAACTCGAATCAAAAATAAGCTACATAAAATAAAGAACTACGAACAATATTTTTTACTTAATGTTGATAGATGTAATCCAGACAAACTGACACCGGAAGACATGAAACATTTTAACAAGAAATGCTTTTCGTTAACAAAAGAAAACCTGAACGAAAATAATATTAACAAAAATTTAAATAAAGTTTCTATATTGAACATGCCTGATGGAGGTATTGATTTAAAGGATTGGTTAGTTCATGATGGTAAAATAACACGCGATAAAATGTTTTTATTAAATCATGCTATTATTCGGTTGTTAGAAAAAGGTGTAAGACCAATGAATGAAGCAGGTGTTATACACAATGACTTGAAAGATCGTAATATATTAATAGATAAACACGCAAATGCGAGAATTATAGATTGGGGACTTTCTGGAGTAGTCGTTAATAAGACTATCCCGGTGGAAATTCGCAATCGACCACTTCAGTTTAATACACCATTTTCATCAATGATATTATCTGATGATTTCAAACTGAACTATGACGCTTTCTTATCAAAAGTTAAAAATGGAGAGCTATTGTTTAATACTGCGAATATTAGGAATTATGTAGTAAATGAATATTTGATTAAATTGGCCAGATATTATGGATATTATGACGATAATGTTATTTTATTTAAAACCATATTTAATCCGGGAATCAGCGAAGAAACTTTTTTGTCTGAAGTGAAACGAGACAATTTAATCGAATATGGATATTACTTGTACTACTTATCAAATTACATTACTGATATACTTATGAAATATACGAACGATAAATTAGAATTCGAAGTGAACAAATATTTTATGGAATGTTACTTATTTAACAGTGACATATTTGGCCTGGTAACTGTCTATTATAATTATTTTGATTCAAATGTTAAATTTGTAGATTTCGATGATGAAACGCGGAAAATTTATTTAAACCGTGTTAGGTCTATGTTGGTTGAAAATATATATTCAAATGGTGATCGTAAAATAGATGTAACTAAATTAGTAAATTCATTACACGAGTTAAACAAAATAGTAAATTATGATAATACATTATCTATTTCTAGTGGTAAAGAAGCGCTTTATTCTATTTTTGCATCGAATGATATATCATCCTATAGTCGTTCTAGATTCTCGGATACCTTAACAAAAAAAAATGGTTTAATAGATACATCAAAGTCCAAGTCAAAGTCTAAGTCTAAGTCTAAGTCCAGGTCAAAGTCCAAGTCTATATCAAAGTCCAAGTCTAAGTCCAAGTCCAAGTCAAAATCCAGATCAAAATCCAGATCAAAGTCAAAATAACCTTGCAATATGATTATATTATAACTATAATATTTGTAAAAAATAACCTTTATAAATATTATATGAAATTGGAATTATTAATTTTAGCAATTACCGGATTTTTAATCGTAAATACATATCATGATGGAAATTATGTGAAAATATTACAGTCATGGCAGAAATATTTTAAAATTGCCGGGTTTGCATTTGCTGGATTAAGTGCCTATCTATTCTTGAAAAAAAACCCGAATGAGTCGCATTCACTTGTTCAACAAGCAGTAAATATTGTGAAATGTATTCCTAGTGCACAGTCATCACTTGATGTATTGTCACCCTTTATGGATTTCTCTAATCAAACATCATTTATGAATGGAGGTGGCAATGGAGGAGGTGGAAACGATTCATTTTACACACAACAACAATCACCACATCAACAACAACAAATTAATCGTATTATGGAATCTGGTAAAAAAAGTACCAAACGTTGTGTTAGCGAAACTAAGAAAAAATTCGTCGCATCACAGCAGGGTTGGATATGTGGACATTGTAAAAAACAATTACCCGCTTGGTTTGAAGTAGATCACAAAATTCGATTAGAAAATGGTGGTTCTAATCATGTAGATAATTTAGTAGCATTATGTAGAGATTGTCATGGTAGAAAAACTGCTATGGAAAATCTTTAGACCATTATACCAATCATATAGAGATTTATTTCTAATGAGTTATTAATGGATAGTTCTTCGATGAGTATACCTCCACAGAATAATACTACTACACAAGATAAAATTACAGACAAGATAAAATCAACTAGTATGGAAACATGGTATAAAATTGGCCTAGTGATTTATTGTATCTGTATTATTATATTATTTACTCGAAATCCATATGACATTATTACAGGAGATAATAAAGGATTGGGTATATTTATGTCATTATTTGGTGGGTTCTTACTACTAATGATGTATTTATTTTATGCGGATAAAAAATTAACAACTGAAAATGTTAAACAATTATCAGCATTGAGTTATTTCGGTAAAATACTGTCTTTTATTGGATTAATCGGACTTGTTGGTGGAATAGTCTATTTACTTGTAAAAATTGCTTATTATTTTAGTAACGCTAGTTACGCAATGACCTATATTTTGAATTGGTTAATTGTTATTGGATTATTTACTATGATAACCAAATATCTTAAATTAGACCAAATACCTGGGGGGAAATCATCACCATCGTGGACCCGCTTTTTAATACAAATTATTACTTATATACCCTGCTTAGTTCTTAGTTTTGTCGATTATATTAAATATCAATATGAAATCACTACAAAACCAATCATCATTGTATTGGTAGCAGAACTAGTATTCATCGCGCTATATTTCGTTTTACCATTTGTTATGCAATATATAGTCACTCATAATGCAGTTCAATTAATAAAAGATCCAATTAATACTAATTTTGAAAAATCACTTGGTTCATTTGGTTCAGTTAATTTCGTAAAAGACAAATTTCAATACCATTATGCTATTTCTGGATGGTTTTACATTAATTCTTTCCCACCTGAGACAAATCCTAACTACGATGAGTATACTACTTTATTAAATGTCGGTGGAAAACCAAACATAACCTATAATGTATCGAAAAATAAACTGAAAATAAAAATGAAAACCCAAGGACATGTTGAGCGCGTTTTGTTCGAGACAGATGATTTTAAAATGCAAAAATGGAATAATATCGTTGTTAATTACGATGGTAACACATTAGATATTTTTATTAATAATGTTCTCGTATCTACCACAGAAGGTGTAATCCCTTATAATTCCAATACAATGATAACATCTGGCACAACCCGCGGTATATCTGGTGGTATTTGTAATGTAATGTATTTCAATGATAGTATCTCGCGTGCTAAAATAAACTGGTTGTATGATTCGGTTAAATATTTAAATCCTCCTGTTATTTAGAAAAGAAAAATTCTGTTACTATAATATATATTATGTCTGTGATGAATATTGCAATCGGTGTCGTTGTTGTCATATTAGTTATAATTATAATTAGATACTTTTGGGGAAGCTCTAATAAATTATCTGGGTTACAGGATGCTAAGACTGTGACTAAAATCCCCGCAAACACATTAAGTGTCAGTAATTCAGTAAATTATGCTTACTCTGCCTGGTTTTATGTTGACGATTGGAGTTATCGTTATGGCGAGCCAAAAATCATTTTAGGAAGACTTGACAGTGATTTAGAACCATCACCGTCTATTGTTCTAGGAGCCATTGAAAATAATCTTAAAATTCAAACAACAGTCTACTCTTCTGTTGGTGCTACAGAAGGTTCTACTCATACTTGTAATGTTGATAATGTTCCTATTCAAAAATGGGTAAATGTTATTATCAGTCTAAGAGGTCGCACACTTGATGTCTATATTGATGGTAAATTGGTCCGTACATGCGTTTTACCAGGTGTTGCAAAGATTGCTAATAACGCACCTGTATATATTACACCATTGGGTGGATTCTCTGGATTTACATCCAATGTTCAGTATTATGGTGACTCATTAAACCCACAAGAGGCTTACAATATTTATAGAAGTGGTTATGGTGGTTCTAGTTTTGATTTTCCTTATAGTATTAAATTGGAGTTGGTAAAGGATGGTCAAGAACAAGGCAGTGTTTCCATTTAATTTATAAGCAAATAATTACAACAAATTAATTACATATCTAAATTTCTTATGTATAATATATAGATATGTCTGAATTTGGAACAATTTCTTCCGGAGCTGGAGCATTTGATAATTTTAAAAATGGTAGAGTGGTCGACGGGACGCGTGAGTTTTTGGAATCCAATAGTTTAGTAGCAAAAGCCGCCTTTTTATTATTGGTTCTTATCGTCTTTGTATTAGCCGTTCGTATTTCAGCACAGTTTTTATCATGGTTATTCCAATATAATAAATCACCCTATTTGATTGATGGTATGGTCGATGGTAAAACTATGCAAGTTATTCCCCAAGATCCAAATTTAAAGAATGCCGTTACTTTAGTACGTTCTGATAACCAACAGGATGGTATTGAATTTACTTACTCAACCTGGATAATCATTGACGATTTGGTTTATCAAGATGGCCAATATCGTCATATTTTCCACAAGGGAAATGATAATATTAATTACACATCCGAACCCATTGGTATGAATCAACCAAACAATGCACCTGGACTATATATTGCTCCCAATACCAACGCATTAGTCGTCGTGATGAATACTTTTGATAACATTCAAGAAAAGCTGACCATTGATGATATTCCACTTAACAAGTGGATGTGTGTACAAATCCGTGTGTCAAATCATCAACTTGATGTATTTATTAATGGCAAATTGGCCAAACGCCTTATTATGAAAGGAGTCCCTAGACAAAACTATGGAAATGTATATGTTGCTATGAATGGTGGATTTTCTGGAAACATTTCTGACTTGAGATATTTCAATTCAGCTTTAGGAACTGCTGAAATTCAAAGCATTGTCGACAGTGGACCCAATTTAACATTGGTCGGATCAGAGGTTACTGGCAATCAGCCTAAATATTTATCCTTGAGATGGTTTTTCATGGGTGAAAAAGATGGATATAATCCATAAACAATACTACTAATTAGGTCAATATAATAACAATTTAATCAATTATTATTATATACAAAATAATGTCATTTTCTTATTTTGATGGACTAATTACATCAAGTACTTTTATTAGTAAAATTTATTATGATGCCGCCAGCAATATTGTATCGGGTATTTTAGATACGAATAATACTATTACAATAAATCCTTTGGATTATTGTACGAATAACGATTCTGATTTTACTATAAATGCTATGGTTATTGGTGGTGGAGGTGGTGGAGGTGGGAAGGGTGTCTTCTTGTCGCTTGGAGGGTATGGTTTTAATACTGCTGGTAGTGGTGGTGGTGGTGGAGCTAATGTATTGATATCTTTTCCAAATAATTTATTAACAAATAATATATTTGAAGCAGTCATTGGAGAAGGTGGAATTTGTAACAGCAGTGGCTTCGGAAATGCTGGTGGTCAAACCAAATTAAAATTATCTACAGGTTCATCTATTATTGAGTGTAATGGTGGTGCTGGTGGACTTATAAGAGTACCAAAATGGGAGGCACCATCATCTGGTGGTGGACTACCTGAAGGTGGTGCTGGTGGTACTGTGTCATTTACACTACCTGGTGTAACTACTATTAATGGAGGTTCAGGTGGTAAAGGAGGTACGGGAAATAATGGGTGGGTTATTGATGATCCAACTCCCACATTCCCATTAGACTATTATAAAGGATTTTCTAGTCAATTTGGTCTCGATACCTCTTCAAATCCTATTTCTATACCCTTAATAGATATTTCTGATAATTTGAATGCTCAATATGGTGGATGTGGTGGGGGAGGGGGGGGACCGTGGGCGGACGCTGCTACGGCTACAGCATATACAGTAGCAGACGGTGGATTAGGTGGCGGGCAAAATATTACTGCTTCTGATGGAACATATTACGACTTCAGTTACACTGCTATAGGATTGAAGAACGGATCATACAACGGTGTAAGTCCACAACTTGGTTCTGCACCTTCTGTTGTATATGGTGGTGGTGGTGGTGGTTATAGTGGTTGTGGTGACCACGAACAGTTGGGAGCTGATGGAATGTCAGGTGCTGTATACTTCTGGTTTGAACCTCCACCACCTCCACCACCTTTAACAACTGGTTGTGAATGGAATCCTTGTCTTAAGACAGAAACACGATTGTGGTCAAGAGACAATGGTTCATGTATTGATATATCAGGTGTTAAAATAGATGGTAAACAAATCACCTACCAAGATTTGGACGAAAAACGAAAGGCTACTATTCTACAATATAAAGGAAATCAGGCCGGATTTTCTAAAAAACAAATGTTTTCAAGATTATCCAGAGGTATTGGTCGCCAACGCGGGCAAACATTTGCCACGCAGAGTGATACCTATACAAATTCAAACACACGAAATTTAAATCATAGTAATAACGATGCAAGTAATAATGTCCTTGTTTGTTCTAATCCTAGAAGAAATTGGGGACTTACGAATCAAAGCAATGTTCCTGGACCAATACGTAAAATAAAAAATGTACCTGGTATGCCCTTGTACAATTATAAAACGCGAAGAACATATATAGCAGGAGGTACAAAATGGCCTCAATATGGTGGAGGGAAATCACAACAGGCTGGTTCAGATTCAAATGTTATTATTGCACCACCTACCACTGTAATAGACAATACTAATGTAAATATCAAAGCAATTGATGGATATATAGCTGGAGCCAATGTTAAAATTTTTACAGTGAATGATATTTTAATAGAAGAAACGAAAACAAACGACTATGGTAGTATTATATTGAATACTTTAAAATCGTCATTACCGGTACATATAAAAATTACCGTCACTGGTGGCATTGATATTTCAACGGACCGACCATTTACAGGAACATTAACAACTATTTGTAATGTGAATACTTTTGAGATAGTCAATAATACTGCAAATATTCATGTTAATATGTTAACTACACTATCATCAAAAATACTTTTACAAAGTATTGGCCAAAATAATGGCCAAAATAATAGCCAAGAAATAACGAATGAAACTATTAATGGAGCCCATAAAAAAATAGCAAATGCCTTGAATATTTCGATTGAAAAAATTAATTACGATTTCATTCACTTATATGATGTAGCTATTGCCAAAACGAATCATAAAATTGTATCATTGACTGATATATTATCTAGTAATTTGACCTCCGCGTCTGATAATATATCTATTAGCCGAGACCATATATTAACATCTTTGGCCAATATTATTAATCAGTTAGAAAACGAAACATCATTTGTTGACTTAACAGATAAACAACATGTTATTCAGGTTATAGAAGATATTGAAAAAAATGTATTAACATCAGGCAACACAATACACACGGAAAAAAAGTCAAATATTGCTACTTTTGTACAAAATATAAATACTGAGATACATAATATTGAAGAGAATACTCAATCAAATTCGGATGCATTTAATAGTATCAAGAAAACAATACAACTTGTTGAAAGTTCTAGGCAAATATTTGAAACAGATGGCAATTTAATAAATCACGATACATCTAATGAAAGTCTTCAATCACTTTCTAGCAATACAATTCAAACATCTAGTACTATTCAAACTTATATAATTCATTTAACTCATATTGAGCCTGAAACTGAGCCAGAACCAGAACCTGAACCAGAACCAGAACCAGAACCAGAACCTGAACCAGAGCCTGCATTGGAACCAGAACCTGCATTGGAACCAGAACCTGCATTGGAACCAGAACCTGCATTGGAACCTGAACCAGAGCCTGAACCAGAGCCAGAACCAGAACCAGAACCAGAACCAGAACCAGAGCCAGAGCCAGAACCAGAGCCTGAACCAGAACCAGAACCAGAGCCAGAGCCAGAGCCTGAACCGGAACCTGCACCTGAAATTGATGATTACCCATCTTCCACTGAAAATGCTACAGAATTAAATATTACCGATGATTTATTGGTGATAGAAAATAGATTAACAAAAGGAAATGATGACTATGATCATATAAAGATAAAAATTCCATCTGGTTCTGAAATATCAGAATTAACAGTCATTGTATTTGATAAGGTGGTTAATGAAGGAACAATTTCTTATGAAATTCAACAAAATCAAAATGTCGATCAAAATGAAAATCAAAACCTCATTATAAATGGCTCATTTAACAGTATTGAAAGTGAATTATTACAAGGCAATAAATTATATGGTCATTTGACTGAACCATTCGGAACATGGTATTCTATTTTATTATACATTGATTCAAATATTAGTGTAAATACCCAAGTATTTTATAAAATAACAGGTACTGTAACCATTAGTCCACCTGAACCGGAACCGGAACCGGAACCGGAACCGGAACCAGAACCAGAACCAGAACCAGAACCAGAACCAGAACCAGAGCCTGAACCAGAGCCTGAACCGGCATTGGAACCTGAACCTGAACCCCAGCCTGAACCAGCCATTGATTATAGTGCTGATCAAGAATTAATATCCACGAATGGTAGATTTAAAATAAATGTATCCAATAAAAGTTCTAGTTATGTTCTCGATGCCAACGATATCACAACTATTGAATCCGCCATGAACAAATGGGACTCTCTTATATCATACCCAACAGTGTATAACACGTCTACTATAACAGATAATAATCATCAAATCGGTATCAGTTTTGAAATAGTAGATACTTTAGTTACGAATATATTAGGTAGTGGATGGATGAATAGCATCTCGTTTATAAATTCTTATCCCACCGGATATCCAATACATTTTGGTACATTTATAACGAATCGTGGATCTATGGAATTTAATTCATCAAGAATTCAAGGGATGAAAGATAACATATTAGACGATGGCAATAGTGACTATTATTATTTAATATTACACGAATTGGGTCATGTATTAGGAATTGGAAGTATTTGGAGCTCTACTTTATTTGAAGATATTTCTAATTATACAAGTAGACCAATAACATCCTATAGTGATAATGGAACAACAAAATATTATTATACAGGCACAAATGCCTTGGCGAAATATCAGGATTATTATAATGTTATCGGTGGGTCAGAGACACTAATCGGAGTTCCATTAGAAGATGATGGTGGAACAGGAACAGCACTCATGCATTTGGAGGAAGGTCCTGGTAACAATTCTACAAATAATCGTCGTATTAATGGTGTATTTTATCCTGGATTAGATAACGAGCTTATGACTGGATGGACAGAACTTGACAATAGAACAACCACCCCGTTAAGTAAAATAACATTGGGACTATTAGAAGATATTGGTTATATTATTAACGATTACAATTTGGCAGATTTTTATGAACTTCCACCAATACCGACTCAATGTTTAGATCAAACACTATCAAATTCAGTACAGATGGCTAATCCATATACATTTAACAATATTTCTCATGGTGACAATGAATTTATAGGAGTGTATGATGGTTCCTATACTTTAACTGGTGTCACATCTGCTCACCCAATTGGATTCGTAATAAATGATACTACGAAATTTGAGGTTACAAGTGGTACACTCTATGGTACCAAAACAAGGGAAGGTGTTAGTACTAATTACTATACTTGTGCTGATGAAGATATTGTGTTTACTGTAAAAGGTGATTTCGGAACAATTAGTTATGATTGTTATGTACATGGATACATGGGTGGACAAAATCGTTTGAAATATTCAGACACATGTCCTGTATATGAGCGCGAATATGTAGTAGAATTTAAAACCGAATTTAAAACATCCAGTGAAATGGGAATTTTGTCATCGGGATTCCTTGATGGTGCTACAATTGTTCAAGTGAATAACCCTAATTTTATATTGGGCGCAACTACATACGAGTTTAGTACCTGGGATTTCAGTAATAATACAACACAAACAACTCAATATTATCAAATGTTACCAACAAATACATTAAATACTTATACCAATAGTGGTTTTAGTTTTACATTACCAGGAAGACTACAAGAAAGACCAGGTGTTGGAATTCTCCCAGTTACAGTAACAACCGGTGTTCCGATAACTGTAAACAACGGATTTCAAACAATATTCCAAGTGGGTGGAAACTGTACTTTAGCTAAGATTAAATCAATATCTGATATTAATGGAACTACAATTGAATTAAATAAGATTAAAATCAATGGTGTTTTTTTTAGTTAATTGACAATAAATGAAAAATAAATTAATAAAGCCCAATATTAATATGCAAGGAACATCATGGACCGGTGATATAAATACAGATAGTAATATAAATATATCAGATGCTCAATATATATTAAGCTGGATTGCATCAGGTGGTATAATTGGTAATGAAGTAACATATAGTGTAAATAATCAAAAATATCAAATAAATTCCCAACAAATAACAAAAATCGATTTTAATAACGATTTTCAAGTAACATCAAACGATGCTCAGTATATATTAAATTGGGTAGCTGCAGGTGGTTCTATTGAAGAAGGTCGTTATAGTGTTGTTTATTCTGTAAATGGACAAACGTATACTATGGAACCAAATAATAGTATTTCGTTACAAATACATAGTGGTTTAAATTTGTTTTATTTATCGTTTAGTGGAATTATTTCGGGCAATGGAGTACATAGTGTATTTCAATATGACAATAGTGATAATAAGTACAATACTATTGAATGGACTAATTCTTATGTTCATGCTAATAAAGGTTATTTCGTGGATATTAGCTCGACTAATATAATACCAGAACCAATATCATATTCGTTTAGTGGAGTTCTACCAGAAACATTTTCGATTGATGTAGAAGGTGGATGGAACATTATCGGATGGAATTCTGATTTAAGTGGTAATGGCACAATAACCGATCCAATTGGAGTTATTTTAGAAAATACAATTCATGAATACAATGTTGACTCAAAACATAGATTTGGACTAGTGACCTATATGTCTTCTATAAAACCCAATATTGGTTATTGGGTAAAATGTAATACTTCGGGTCAAATTAGTATTACTAAAAATACATGATAACACAATAATAACACCTGATAAACAAATATGTTTGTTATATGTGTCTAGATATAAATAATAAATATGTTCAATACAATAATATTTATTATTTTCATTTTTATAACATGTTATAAGCATTTATTCTCTTAAAGATGGATTTACACAAATTGCGTTAGATGGGAATATCTCTCCTGACATACATGTGTCCCATTCTTTTACTTCAATACAACTGCGAAAACCTCTGTCTTCTCCAATATAACAATATCCAGCTTTACCTGAACTTGAACGCTGAGTAGAACTCATTGCGTCGTCTGGCAATGGCTCTGCCTTTTCTTCAGCATCGGATAGTGCGCTCGACAAAGATGCTGATAATTCTTTGAAAGGAGATTGGCCTGATTGCTGTTGACCTGATTGTTGTTGACCTGATTGTTGTTCACGATATTTATTGGGATTTTCGATGTCCAACTGTCCTTGAATGACATCTATTCCACTTTCAATGGTTCCTGCTGCAACATCAATGCCTAATTTAGCACCTTCGGCTGTAAACATAGTCACATCTTTTGTGGATTCAGTAACCACATAACCTAGACTTTCTAATATGTTTTTGAAAAAAGGAGCAAAAAATTCCTTTGTATGTTGAAGAAAGTTACCTAAATAAGAAAATATATTTACTCCTAAAAATAGTAATATGGTGATGATTAGACCAATGCGAATGTAACTCAATTTTCCATTTGTAGTAAAATATCCATCACCAGATTCACTTGATGTTGATTTAGATAATGTGTTGGTTGGAATTGATTCTATGTCTACTGTGATACCAGATGGCATTCTAGTATTGGTTATGGTTTCACTTTCCATGTATATAAAAATGCTATAAAAAAATATGAGGTATAATATTATATTATCGAGTATTATAATATAAGATGGATTATATTGTACCCGCGTTCACAATGTTAGCATTAGATAGTGTTTATTTATCCAATATAGGTGGTCCTTTATTTGCGAAGATGGTGAAAGGAATTCAGAAGGACGAGATGAAGATTAATATATTTGGTGCAATCGGTTCCTACTTGTTGTTAATCTTAGTTCTATATAAATTCATCATCGTAGAGAGAAAATCACCAAGTGATGCCTTTTTATTAGGATTTTGTATTTATGGTGTATTTGACTTTACCAATATTGCCATATTTAAGAACTATAGCTTATTACCTGCATTACTAGATACTCTCTGGGGTGGTGTTTTGTTTTATATTGTTACCAAAATTACATATGGAACATTATATTATCTGAAAAAATAAGACTGTTCTAAAGAACATTATACAGTAAAGTAAATAGAAAATGATAATTTACATATTTATATCAATTATCATTTGAATGAGTTTTTATTTTATTTGCGCTTTGTTTGTTTCCGTTTTTTTGTTTTCTTCATTTGTGTTTTGTTTCTTCTTTTTCCTCTTGTTACTTTTGTTGTTTTCTTCATTTTTGTCATTTTTGTTTTTTTTGTGGATTTTCCACCAAGAAGTTCTTGGTCGCCTTTTTTTTTTCTCATTTTTTTAGCGTCGAGTATTTTTTGCATTGTTTCTTTTCTATAATTCTGTATTTCTTCTTTGGTTTTAGGTAATTTCTTAGTTTTAGGTTTGCTACCCAATTTAGGTGTAACTCGATAATCAATATCAGACTCGTAATCCATTGGCTGAGAATCTTCGATTTGTGGAAATAATTCTGAGTATAACTTACCTATTGTATTTTTAAAATTATCATTCGTAACAATATCATCTCCTTGCATGTCTAACACAATACTACAAGCACTATCAGATATAAATATATCATTTAAATCCAATGACCATAAAAACAATGATATCTCTGATAATTTTAAGGTAGGTTTTTGTTGTAACATACCTTTTTTGATTACATTATTTAACATATAAACAGCAAATGGTCTTTTTGGATTGTCGATTGGTATATAAAATATCACTTCCGTTAAGATATTATCACAATCTTGTAAGGTCAACAAATTATAATATTTATCATTTATCCATATATGAAAACCATAATGAGGGATAAAATCGGGATTTTCACCGTTGTTTGGATAAAATTGGTAGGTTTTATCAAAATTTGTAGTACATAAACCATATTCTTTATATAGGCCATTACTATTAATTAGGGAATTAATATACATTAAAAAATCTTTAATGTCGGACGCCTTTGCTTCACTTGGATTTGTCTTGTACATAACGTTTGCATTATCACGAAGCGCGCCGCGCATAGATTTAAATATAGATTGTGGTCTTTCTGTTGGGTCATTGTTTGTTCTTGCTTGTAATCTTGATACAAATGATGTAACTATGTCAAATTCTGCTTGACGGCTCGATTTAATTAATTTTCCATCTTCATCTACGGTCTCACCTACCATCATTCCACAGTAAGGTGCAGGAACACTACTAGTATAATGTATATTATTAAATAATGTAGAGATAGCATCATCATATAGAAGGTCGGATGGGAGTAACATATTCGGAATCTTGTTCCCAATAGTATAATCTTGATATTTTTTTTCCTTAAAAGTTCTAGTAAAAACTTGACCATCTTCATCATCTTCAAACAAACTTAATGGGTAATTTCCGTGTGCGTTTAATAATACCACAGCATTCGGTCGTGTTACATTTTTTCTTGTATATATTGGTTGAGATTGCTGAGGCAATATACATGCTACTGAGTCACTTATTGCATCAGCCAATCGTGTTAGAAAATTGCCAGACCCAGTCGTAGACATAATTATATTATAATGATATAATTATAAATCTCGATATTTTGTCGATAAATCAAATCAACTTCGAATGACCGTATTCATATTATTCATGGCTTCTAACTTCTCGAATGTTTTCTCTCTATTACTCTTTTCTACTCCTGCGAATAAATAGTCGGTAGCTGGTGACTTTTCATTTTTCTTAATCTCTTTGTAAATCATATCAATCTTTTTCGTAATATTATCAACTGTATTTTTATTTTCAATAATGTCTACACCTAAATTAACCGATTCTGTCAATAAAGAAATAGCAAAATACAACAAGTATTTCCGCTTTCGTTTAGTTCCACTCGAATATCGTATTGTAAACAGTTCAAATATACTACGAAGGATTTTCTTCGTAACTTCGCAATAATATTTTTTCATGTTGACCGAGTAAAATAAAATATCCCAAACAATCCAAATGGGTTCTTTTTGAAATTTTTCATCGACCTGAACAAATGTGCGCCGTTCGCATATACACATTTCTTTCTTTTTCTTACACAAGTTTTCAAATTCCAGTATCCATTCTACCCAATAGCATGCTTCTAACGAATTTTTAGAATCTCTAGAAACATGATAGGCTAATTCATTGACAGCAATAAAGAGCTCTTTCGGATCATCTTTTTTAAAAATATTACCGCCATATTCAATGGTAGGTGCCTTTAATCGCGTAGACATAGATGTCATATCAAACTCCTCTTGTTTTTTTATTTTGATACTCTCTATGGAATGTTTTTTCTTTGAAATACATAATATTGTAATCATTTCGGCAAATATTTTTCGTATAGTCTCATTGTTTCTCATGTTTATTTCAAATCCAACATATCCATTTTGGACGATTTGTTTAAATGTGTTGAAACGCATTTCCAAATAAATGGGTAATTTAGGATTACCTAAATGTATATGCTTGCCCATAAAATTCAATAGAATATCCCATAATTCAATATAACAACCACAACATATAAATTCAATACTCCAATGCAATGCTGGTTCTATTTTCCCTGTGGACAAACTATTTAGTAATTCTTTTTTGACATCGGTCCTTTTAAAGTTTGAAAATGTAACTCCTTTAAATTCCTTCTCGGACCTCATATCATTTATTTCATGGTCATTCATATAGAAATTTCTTATAAAAAAAATAGCATAAATATACATATAGTAGATGTATTTAACACAAATTTATACTAGATTAGAAAAATACTTGAAGAAAATGCCTATTTGGTTTAATATTTTACTCGTACTTGCCATTCTATTTGTCATTATCTCGATTTACAAAGAAAATCAACCATTGACTGAGGGATTTATCGACCAAAAAGAAAAATTTGTCGAGAAAACGGGACTAGATTTGTACGATGATTTTTATGTGAATATTTATGACCAATTATTTTACACTGAATTGGCGAATCAATATGAAGTCGGAAGCATTCAAAACATCACAAAACCCACATCTGAAAGCAATGTTTTAATTATTGGTAGTGGTACAGGTAAAACTGCCAATACATTTGATAAAGAGGGTATCAAGGTAACCGGACTAGACGAATCTTCTGCAATGGTGAAATATGCTAAAGAAAAATATCCCAAGTTGAATTTTATTGTGGGTGACCCATTAAAATCTATCACATTTCAATCATCTGAATACACCGATATTATTTGTTTGAATATGGAAATCTATAAATACAAGGATAAAACCGCTTTTATACAAAATGTATATAATTGGCTTCGTCCAGGTGGATATTTTACACTTCATTTAGTAGACAAGACTAGATTTGACCCAGTTATACCAGCTGGGAAACCATTTATATTGGTAAATCCCCAAAGTTTTGCAGAAAAAAGAATCACCACCTCGAGTGTTATTTTTAACAATTTTAAATACAAATCGGATTTCCAAGTATTTCCAAATGATGTGGTACAATTTAGAGAAATATTTAAAGATACTACTACTGGAACAAATAAAGCGAGAGAAAATATCCATAAAATGTGGATGCCATCTAAAGAATCCATAATCAATCAATGTAAGGAGGTTGGATTTATATCACATGCTCAAGTTGATTTAAGAACTGCTTATAAGGAATATCAGTATTTATACATTTTCCAAAAGCCCGAGTAAAAATAGAATATAATCAAATGTATTATTTGAATGATGTATTATTTGAATATATTTATGTACCAGACTATATATTTTATATTCATATTAGGTATGAATATAAAAAGTATTCAATATGTGATTAACTTAAAAAAAGACACTACATGCAAATTTATTCCTTCATAAAAAGCTTGACACACTCCCACAGTTTGGCGGATTCTTGAATATTGAAAGCTCCACGCTTTTGTGCTAAATGAAGAAAGGACACCATCACATTTAGTGCTGCATTTTCGTCGGCAATGTTAATTGAAGTCAAAGGAGGTGCTGGTGCTTGTGTCGGAACTGAAGCTTGCTCTTGAACTGGTTGAGCTTTTTCTACAGTTTCCATTGAAATTTGATTGGCTGATTCCATTATGATAATATGGAATAAAAATAACTATATTGTTAAACGAATTGTAAAACCGTTAATCCTCAATTATCTAACATATTTTCCGGCTCTAGCAAATGAATCAACTATGAATATAATGAATATTCCTAAAAAGGAGTATAATATTAATTCTTCCATAACATTATCGGTTTTTTCTTCTTGTTGTTCTTCTAATAAATAGATAATTTGATTCAACTTGCTTAATAGTTCATCTTTATTTGCACCGGATGGAGTTCTATCATCTGAACCTTGATTATAATAGGGGACATATTGTTGATAATATTGCTTAGCATATTCACTTGGTAGTTGTGTGAATGCTTCTTGACTTTGGTGAGAATTCTGACTAGAGTGTTGTCTTTGTGGTGGAGGATGTTGTAATTGTTGAGATTGTTCATATTGTGATTCAATACGATCATTCATATCATGATCCATATTATCATCATCTACATGTTGACGGTTATTCATAAGGTCCATATGTTCCATACTCCCTGATTTAGGTGGTGCTAGTGGTTGATAATTATTCATATCTGTTTCATCCTCGTCATCTCCATCTCCTTCTCCTTCATGAATTCTCTTCATCATAGCCTCTAACTTTGGATTTGATTGTTTTTCCTTTCGCTTTGCAGTCTTGTTGTGTCTCACACCCTCCCGTTTCTTTTGTTGAATAATATTTGTATGGTTAGGTTCTTCATTAAAATCAGAAAATGCTAAAGAAGACATTGTACTTATAAAAAATATAGATAATAATTTAATTAACTAACGGAAAAATATAGATAATAATTTAATTAACTAACGGAAAAAATATATGTTTATTTTATATAAGAATGTTCATGAACAACAAGTTAAATATCAAGTCAGTTTTAGGAAAACTTATGACAGTCATTGTTGTTATCATTGCTACACAATACAATGTAACTGCTGGTGTCATTGCATTACTTGTTATGATAGTATTTAATCATACAGTCGTTGAAGGTATGGAAAACAAAGAAGACAATAGTGCTAAACAAGTTGAGGAATCCAAACACAGTGACAGTGTCAATGGTGACAGTGCCGACGATGATAAATCTGATGGTGTCGATGATATTTCTAAATTTAGAAATGATTATTGTATTGATGGAAAACTTACATTAGATGGTAAGGTAGTGACTATGGGTACACTTAAAGACAGTTTCCCAGACCTAAAATTTACAGGTGATGCATGCGACCCTTGTGATAAAGATTGTCAGTTTGAAATCATATCATCTAGTGAGAGATTAACTGCTGAAGAAAATATGAGAGCAACTGATTCTAATACCCAACCAGTTGATCACAAAGAAGCAATAAAAAAACGCGAATAAAATAACTGCTTATTATATACAAAACTGTAAAATGTTAAGGGTTCTATTATTCTTTATTCTATATATTTTAATTATTGCCATTACTATGCCTAAGCCTGCCATTGAAGGATTTAATACTTATTTTAGACAATCTGTTCGCCCTCATTTGCGAAATATTAAAGAGTTTGGTTTAGATTTTGAAGGAAATACAAAGAATCTACTTGTTAGAGTTGGTCGAGTATTTGGACTTTCTTAAAAACCAATATATTATACATTACTATTTTCTTACAGTAATATATAATAATCTATAATGTCTATATCTGATATGTTAAATAGCTTAAACTCAAGCAAATATTTTACTGGACTGATTATGCTTATGTTGAATATTGGTTCCAGACATGTAGAATTGAAATTAAGTGATTCCATGGAATCATTTGTTAAATATAACATGGCACGGGAAATGTTAATTTTCTCTATTGCTTGGATGGGTACTCGTGACATTATTGTCGCATTATTGTTAACCGCTGCATTTGTTGTGTTGTCTGACTTCTTATTAAATACCAACAGTAAGTTGTGCGTATTACCAAATAAATACCAATATTTAAACATTGATAAAAACAAAGATGGAAATATAAGCGATATTGAAATTAACAAGGCAATGGAAACCTTGGAAAAGGCAAAGAAACAACGCGAAGAAGACCGCAATATGAATTTATTAAATTATTTTCATAGTTCAATATAAATTATATATTCTTATTATAATACAATGAATAATAATATGAATAATATGAATATGAATAATAATTTACCAATAGCAACCGCAATACCTGTAGCTACAGATGTAGCTACACCGACCAATCAACCTGTAATACCGAAACCAATGTCATCTGATAATATATTAATTGTTAATCTAAATATGAATACAAATGGAGGTTCAGTTGGAAATAATATTCGATATAGTCCAACAATGTCCAACCCACAAGTATATAAGGAATATCCAGATATATTATTTATACCTACTATAAAATTAGAACAAACTATATTTAATCAGACAGTGGAAACAATGAGTAAACTAGGTTCATTTGATAAAAGAAAGATATTTTTGTCACCTGCATTATTTTCCATTTTTATTACCAATTTACAAAATAGATATAAATACAAAAAAATTAGCTTAAAAGATGCGAAACAGAAGGGCATCATCAATCATAATATAATGTTTTTATTAAATCTATTTTTTGGTAAAGGTCAACCATTAAGATGGGATGGGGTAACATATACTATAAATAATTATATATGGAATACCGGTTTCAAAGAAGATACTATTGAAGGTAAACCAACTCCGATTTATACAGTTAGTATAGATGTTCAACTAATAAAAGGTGAAAATCCATCATTTATTGATTTCGCCAGAAGTGGGTGTCTAGCAAAAAAAAATGATATTATCAACCATTATTTTGAACTCATTTCAAAAAATAATAATAATGATGAGAATGAAAAACAAACAGAACAGTCTGGTATTAAAAGTGTAGGTGGTAAGAAGAAGAAGAATCGTACAACGATAAGGAAAAAAACACAACGAAATAAGAAATTAAATACACTTCATAAGAGAAATATAAACAAAACTCGGTCAAAAAAATAAATATCTGCTTATGTATAATGACTTTCAATATGATATTTGTCTATAATACAATATCTATTAGCGTTATAATAATGATGGGATATTTACTATATAGTCAAGATTATACTATATTATTTGGTGAATTTTTATGTACAATAATTCAATATTTTAGTAAAAAAATAACCACTGGTTGGTACCCTCCCATATTTAAAAGACCAGATGGTGCTACCGATTGTAATTTGTTCAATACGGGTGGTAAAGCAGGTCATTGTTCTGGGTTTCCTTCTGGACATGTAGCATCAATTACTCTTTTAATGGAAATGCTATTACTAAGGAATAATACAACTGGACTGTATAATAAAATAACCTATTATGTTCCAATTGTGTTAATGGGATATTCTCGATACATGAAGAAATGTCATAATACAATTCAAATATTTGCCGGATATGTATTAGGTTATAGTGTGGCCAATATATTGCATGAATATGACGATGATATTAAACGATATGTTAAATCAAAACTAAGTTATTTTTTCAATATTGAAGATAATGATGATATCGACGATAATAAGGAAATATAAAAATATATTATCTATTCATTTTAGATAAAATATTGTTATATATTAATTAACATACATGAATACAACCAATACAACCAATATGAATACAAACACTATGGATTCGGATAATAAATTAAAAGGTATCGATACAACTACATTTGGGTATAACTATGGTATCATGCTTACATTATATAATCAATATAAAACACAGATTAACAATGGTTTAAATAAAATGATTAACAGAATAGTCAATTTAATTATAGCAAATAATCCAACAGTTACGACAAATGATGCTCGTATTGGTATTATTAACGATATATTGTTTAAGGATAGTCTTGTAGGTCAAGGTCAAATTCTTCCTCAAATTTATATAAAAAATAAGTTGAAAAATATGGAAACAATAGAAGAATTAAAAGAAACATTTATACCTTCGTTAAATTTTAGAGAAAAAATGTCAATCGTGCGCAATTTTGCGTCCAAAGATAATTGTCTAATGTATACAATACTTATTGAATACAATGAATCTAAAAATAATAATTTACTCAATAATGCGTTCGAAAAAAAATATCCAATGTTGAATTTAGATTATTTAAATGAATCGGTTACTATGATAGAAAATATAATTGGATTTGATATAAGTGAAACAAATAAATGTTATGACGATATAAACGGGACATCATCGACAAATTGTAGGACTACTCGTCAACAACCTAATAAATCATTTTATAAAATGATGCAACAGAATTACAATGAAAATCCAACAAAATCACCAATCACGTTGTGTTGGTTATGGCACCCATTGGTATATGGTGTTCCATATCAAAATGTAGTCAAATTGCCTGCTGACAATGCGGTAAAAAAAATGATGTCAGTTTATGAAAAAAATGATAAACCACAATTTGAAAAATGCATGAATGAAACATTTAACAATTATCCAGTGTTTCCTCCCTTATCTAAACGCGAACAAACTTATATGAAAAATAAAGGAGCTGGTCCAAATGTAGATGGTCTATATAAACGCCCACCGTGGACACCTCCATATTGTTATTATAAAAACCCGACCCCTACTTTTACTACAAATATGCTGAAGCGATACAATAAATTTTCAGTGAGCAATTTATCAGGTCATACCATGTTATTTATTATTGTGGCCAAGTACTTTAAAGACATTAATTTAAACATGATTGTATTAGCTAGTATGTTGTTTATGGTACCATATAATCATTCAATACATGAAATATTTCAGGCTGCAAAAATGTTAGGCGTGAATACAGGATATTCTATTAAAAAGACAGATTTGGAAAATATGAATTATTTTTTAACGGATGTTATGAAAATGGAACCAATTGATAGTGTGAAAGTAATTGCTAATGTAAATAAATATACTCCGGTATCAGATAAAAGAAAATCTAAACAAACACAACTTACAAATGTAAAAACATTGGGTAATATCGACGGATCAACAAAAGGTGGATCAACAAAAGGTGGATCAACAAAAGGTGGATCAACAAAAGGTGGATCAACAAAAGGCGGAACAAAACAATCAAAAAGAAGAAAAACGAACTCCATTCATAAAAATAAACGAACTCGAAAAAAACGAAATGGGTTTAAAAAACGAAGTAAGAAATCAAAATCGAAATCGAAATCAAAAACAAAAAAGAAATAAAATTGAATAAAAAAACAATTGTTTTTATTGTTGCCAAATTTAACGATATTATACGACTATAGTTAACTAAATTACAATGTGTGTCTCATTCAACAATATTTACAATGAAAATACGAATCATACAGTAACCATCTTGGAAAACGAATACGCCGAAATATATATTGCAAATACAAATCCAACTTATTTATATAGTGCGAGTTCTAATTACTTATATGTATTAGATGAAATAATTAGACAAACTAAAGAATATCATAATAACATTAGTATATTTGGTATTCATGTTGATGAATTACAGTATTTGTTGGGAAGTATGGTTTCATTATATGGAATATATTATTGTATTGACAAACTAATAAATTCCATTTATGAAAAATAAACAATTTGAAAGAAAAACAGAAAAACATATTACATAAATAACATATAATTATCTTGATATATTATAATAACAATATGAGATTTATCATCACTTATACAGATTACAAGTATCAGCGAATTTATAATTTAAATGTTAATCATATTTTTAATCAAAAATCTACAGATGCTTCAAATGCGAAACCATTATTATGTAACTACACGCCTTTCGCTGAAATACAATCCAAAATAACAAAAACATACGATGTTGGCAAGGAAATACAAAAATATACAGATGAGAATGGAAATAATAATTATAGGATTGGTTTAATTCCGAATAATCATAGTAGTAATACTATGAATGATAGTAAAATAGATAGAATCATAAATAACATTTGTAATGCTCTGTATGTCAATATATTAGAATCTGACATAAAAAATCAGAAGGTAACGATTTGTCTTGATGAAGAGGTATTAAACAGATATAATCTAACTAATGTTCCTGATAATGAAAATATTTATCTACAAATATATGATAAAAATAGCGTTTTCGAACGAATTTATTGTTAAGATAAGCATTGATTGTGGTTAGTAAATCAATAATCATTTTTGCGATTTTAAAGCAAAAATGATTATTATTATAAATAGAGTAAATTTAAATATCTAAACTGATTGTGTTGCGCTCTGATTTTCTTCTTTTTGTTTTTAATGGGGTATTGTCGTTTTGCATTTCTTTTAATTCACTAATACTAATTGTGCTACCATTGTCATCATTATCCTTTTGAATATTTACTTCTGTCTTTTTTACCTTTAATCCTGATAACAAATTGGAAATGTCTGAAGGTCCTTTCATTTCGGGTCGTCTAGACTTTTCAGCAGATGGTATATTACGACTAGCATTTATATCTGGTCTATTTGAAAGAGGCACATATCCTGGTCTAACTGGTGGTGCTGCTGCCGTAGGGCCCTGTGTTTGCATGGGTGGTGGTGGAGGACCATTTGATTGAGCACTAAATTGTGGTGACATCTGAGGCATTTGTTGAGGCATTTGACTTCTTGATTGAGGTGCTGATTGGGTTGGTTGTTGTTGATTAGGATTACCTCGCTGATTGTCATTCATCATAGAATTCATAAACCCACCTAAGCCTGGGCTATTTTGTCCCATTGAATTAACAGCAGCACTTGTAAATTGTTGCATTAATTCGGGATTTTGACGCATGATATCATCCATACCAGGCATAGATGATTTGAACATACTATTTGTCATATGAACCATCAAGGCACTACCTCCTAATTGGAATAACAATTTTAATTCAGGAGCCATTGTAGCCTTGGATTTATATTTCTCATGTAATTCAGCGAAAATATCATCATAATCGTCAATATTCTCATTGATTTGCTCAGACCACCCGTCAAGTTTGACATCAAATGGGTCAAATTTGTTATTTAAAAATTCTAATCCGGTTATACAAGCCATCATCATTTTGCCTTGAAATTTCATTGAATTCTTTCGCTCTTTTTCAGCTACAACAGTTTCATATTCTCCTTTCATTTCTAATAAATTAGACTCCATATCGTATTTCTTTGTGAGATTAACACCCTTCTTTTCCAGTGCCTCCAATTTTTGAAGGTAAGTGAATTTTTCTTTTAACTGTTCTTCTTTTGATAATTGTGGTTCAATGCGACTTTTTGATACATCGGGATTAATCGGTACATTATTGAATTTTCCATACCCATCCCAGGTCTTAGCGTCATCATCAGACTGTTCTTTTGTAGATTTTCCTAAATTCAAAGATTCTAAAGGAATAAATGAATCAGTATTATGTATGTCATCATCATCATCATCATCATCATTTTCATCGTTTAATTTAAAAGACCCAGAAAACATATCGGATCTGGCTGATTTCATGCTTTTTTTAGGTCCAGATAGATCATTTAATTCATCTTCCAAGTTATCTAAATCATTAATATCTATATCCGACGATAATCCACCACCCCCTGAGGATGACGATTTTTTTTTATCATTCATTAACAATTCAATACCAGCACCGAAACTAGATGAACGATTATTTCCAAACCTAACCTCTTCTATATTATCATCTCCTAATGAACTGACATCTATTATCTCAGGTCCACTCATTATGTTTTAATAAGAACATTTAATTTTAAATCAAACACATTAATATTAATATTAATATTATATATTTTCTTGTATCAATCGTTTTTCTTTTAAAAACCATAATCCTTGTAAAAAACAATCTGCTAAATCATCTTTTTTTTTGCTGTTTTCAAATAATGTTATATGCTCACTTATTTTTTCATTATTCAGTAATAATTCCTCACATACTTCAATGCCCTTTTTTTTTCTCTCTGAATAGGTGGTTTGTTTGTTTGCTAGAAAATCTTTTAATTTATTAGAGGCTGATATAAAATGTATATCATTGACATTATTCATGATAAAATACTGGGCTATCATACCCTGTAATGTCTTCATGCGATTTGCTATTGGACTAATTTGATTTTCAATAATAATAGTGTCTATTTTAATGTCTTTAAATAACAAGTCCATTTCTAGTTTTAAATTAATACCAATTTCAATTAATGTCATATCGGTTGTTTTTATCGAATTATTAAATGGTATTGCATATTTTGGTTCGAGGTCTTTTTGTAATTCATCTAATAATAGTATTTTACTTTTTTTAGGATCGAAATTTATATCATGTTTTGTTAATATCTCTCTAATATCCTTTATTTTCCCTTTTTTTAGTTTGTTACTTTCTAGTTCAGTTGGTATAATATTGACACCAGAAACTTTAACATGTTTCTTACAAGTATAACCCGATTGATGTTTATAAGTTGCTGTTTTGTTACATGCAGTACACAATATTTTTTCCTCTCTACACAAATTGGCTACATTCCATAAATCGATTGAATACTGTTTACTTTCATCGACAGTCATCAAACATAATGCCAAATTCTTAATACCTACATCTATACTGAGAACTTTCATAATGGTAAAGTATATTACTTATCTTTATTTAATAAACAAATTAAGTTATTTATTTATTAAATTACCAAGGGTGTAATGGTTTAATTAGGATTAGGATATTTTTGTAATAAATATTGCTCTTGTGTAAGAATTGGAGCTACCATACGGGCTTGAAGTTGTTGACTAGAGAGATATAATTGTTTCAAGTCACTATTCTCATATCCATATGGTTGGGACTTTTCTGTACACGATTTGTATAAAAATGGAGTATTTGGTACAGGTTCCCCTGCTTTTAATGTAGGACAATAGCAGCAGTTATCACAAGCCTCCAACTGATTTGATTTTATAATCGAATCAGCATTGGTTGTTAAAAATTGTCTATATTGCCAATTACTCTTAATATTATTATCCTTTCTTATTTCTTGATTAATTACAGCACCCGATTGCCATTTTGCATAATTTCTTCCATCCGTCATAATAGGTGGGAAATCAAAATGAATATTATTAGATCCAGCATTACAAGTACCCCAACTCATTGTATATATATACTTGGAGAGAAAATGTATTTACTTGTTACCGGCTTCTAATAATTTAATTAATTCCTTTTTGTTGAGTTTATCTTCTTCTGTTGACAACTTTTTATCTATTGCCATTTGGCGTAGTATTTTTACACTTAGTGATTTAAAATCCATATATAGCAATTCGTGATTACTTGCATCAATGTCTTTATTCTTATGTATTTGCATATCATTCATATTTTTCACAGATTCTTCTGGTTCTTGGTCGTCTGAATCACTCCCACTATCACTATCACTATCATTATCATTATCATCATCGTCGCTCATTATTTTTTCTAAATCTTGTAGGGATGATTCAAGTATTTCTTCTAAATTAGAATTATTATCCAACTGAATAACCTTGACAATACCTTCATTCAAAGAATCATTAACATTAGTATCCAATTCAATTATTTCACTATCAAATTCAGTTATTTCATTTGGTGATATTGCATTTTCGGTAGTAATTGTATTACTTTGACCATCTTCATCTTCACTGTCTTCGTCTTCACTGTCTTCGTCTTCACTGTCTTCGTCTTCACTGTCTTCGTCTTCACTGTCTTCGTCTTCACTGTCTTCGTCTTCACTGTCTTCATCACCCGCGTTTTCTCCGTCAGAAACATGAATCAAATCATCTATTGGTGTTTCATGGTCAATACCGCCGTGTTGTTGGAATGGTATATTGCTCGACACTTGTGGCATTTGTCCAAAATGTTGATATGGTATACTACCCCGACTCATGTCTACATTAGAAATAAATGTCTGTAATATTCGCGCTTGCTCCATTTGTCCTTTTTCTAAGGCACTGATTGTTCTTTTAAAATAAAAAAACAAAAATGAAACTAACATAAATACAATTG